CTATTTCAATGACAGCGGCACGCCCCAGACCGGGTCTTCCATGCCCTGCTTGCGCAGCGGCGTGATCTGCAGGGGCTGGAGTCTGGACAGCAGTTGCCGGTGCTTGTCGCTCAGGGCCCGCTGGGCGATCAGGGACTGGCTGAAGTCCATCGGCGCCGGCCAGGTGTAGACGGTCAGGTTTTCCAATGGGCATTCGATCTTCTTCGGATCGATCGCCCGGCACTTCGACTGCTGGTACTTGTAGCCGGGGGTCTTCAGGTGCATGCGCGGGGCCAGCAGCAATTGCCCGCCCTGCACGGTGAAGCTGGCCAGCGCCTTGTCGACCGGCAGGCGCGCCTGGACCTTGATCGAGGGCACGTCGCGGGAGTCGGTCTGCTGGTAATAGCCGGCCTGGGAGCCCTGGGTCGTCTGCGTGTATTGCTGCTCGCCCCAGCTCACGCAGGCGCCCGAGGCCACATGCACGGCGGTGCAGACCTTCTCGGTCTTGATCTCGCTGCCATAGGTGGCATCTTTCCAGACTTCTTCCCGGTAGTACTCGCGATACAGCTCGGGGGACAGGTACGCGGTGCCGTTGGCGCCATGGCCCGAACCGGGCGGACCGCTGCGGGCGCCGACCTGGTCGAGCAAGCCATGGATCTGGTAGTCGTCGCCGCCGGTCAGCAGGTACTTGCCGGGCGGCAGGATATGCACCTCGAAGGCCTTGAACAGATAGGTCTCGTCGGGCTTCCGCTGCAGCGCGTTGGTCTGGAACTTGCGGCCGAAGGTCACCTTCGGGTCCTTCTCGTACTCCCAGATCGCCGTTGGCGTCCACTGGGTCATGGTCAGGGCATCGCTCAGGGACTTGTGCGGCATCACGTCGGCCACCAGTACCACGGCCATGTTCCCCTTCAGCGCCTGGTCCACCAGGTCCAGCATCTGCGCGTTGCGCGGATCGTCCATACTGCCATAGGCGCCCGAATCGAGTTCCGACACGCAACCGGAAAGGCAAAGCAGCAAGGCGGCGGAAAGGGCAAAACGCGGGCGGGGCAGTCTCATGCATCGATCCTTGATAGAGGCTGGTGCGGGTCGTCGAACGGCCCATCTTACTGGCCCATGCCAGGATCGCAATATTTCAAATGGACTAGGTCGGCAGGGGCACACCGGCAGGGCCAGGAGCTGCCACGGCCCGCCGGCCCTCGTTGGTTCTACGCCTACGCAGACCTCCAGGCGTTGGGATCGGCGTTGTCTGGCAGGCCAGGCTCGGGAAACGTGCACATCCGGAAGAGTGGTAATCCCGCGCGCATTGAGGCCACGCCAGTCTCTTCGGAGAGTATCCAGATGTACCAGGTGTAAGCACTATATTACGGAGGTTTTGTCAGTGACTGAAAAACGGTCGCAGCCTACCCTTACCGCTGCAGTTTTTAATGGGCCGAGCAAGCTAGACCTCCTGCCCGTCCGGTAGATGCGATTCAGCAATCGCTCCGCTTGATTTCTAGTCAGTGGGCAGCTAAATCCATGCTCTGACCCGATAATACCCGGTAGCGAATCGAGTCGTGGCACTATTGTCGATTCCTCCGAAATATCCCGTGCCCCATACTGCCGCTCCAGTTCCAAGCCGAATATTCAAGCTACCCACTTCAACCTGAGCCCCACTGCCTTTATGCCCTCCATCATTGAAATAACTGGGCATGACAATGTTCCATGTTGATGGACTCGATGACCTTGCAAACTCAACGACCACCCGACGCGGCGACCTCTGGAGTCCATGACTCAGGGTATACAAACTATTTGAAGAAACAGAAAACCAGTCTGACTCAAAATCCGGGACTCCTCCCAGATACACTTCAAACTGATAAGCTCCCGACGTCGTAGAAGACGTCTCCCTGAATAGATTACCCAGTATTCTTCGACCTCCCAAAACGACTTGACTAGTATAACCGGAGGCGGCTGGCGCACTATACACAGGAACACGCTCCGTCCAGCCGGAGGAGCCTGCTACGGCTTTCGCCAGCAGGATTGTTCTGTAATAACAAAAATGAGTCGTTCTGTTCGTGTACAAAAGAACTACATGTGGTGTACCTCCCTCAGAGTAAATATAGGAGAGAGAAGGGGCTACGAGAATATCGGTAGAGTCACCATTTTGTGCAGTCACATTACCCTGATCAGTCCATGTGCCGCCGTCGTCCAGACTTATAAACTGACGTAACGCTCCTCCGGCACCAGATCCTACTCTGGCTACAGCCAGAATTACGCCATCTCCCACAGGAAGGTAAGAAGTCTCATTGTATGGTGTGTTCCCGCTGTAGATCGTGCTTCCTTCGCCCCAAGTTTCTCCGCCATCAGAAGACTCTAGCCATTTCAGTTCATAATTGACTCCCGTCGCCGCGTAAAGAGGAATCACATAGCGTGCCCCTACTTGAAAACTTTTTCCATGAGCAAAATTATAATCCGCCCCACCTCTAGCCAATGTGAATTTATGTACCCATGTCACACCTGAATCATCAGATACATAGACCTTCACCTCTCCTGTTTCATAAACCGTCGAGGCCGCGACGATCCTTCCGCTAGGCATCGTCCCACCAGCTACATCTCGAAAATCCTGTCCTCCCGCCTGGGCAACTATGGTAGGCGCACTCCAAATACCACCCTCCAGTTTACTGAAAACAACACGCCCATCACTACCACCTACATGCTCTGTTGCCCGCCTATATATTAGGTACAAACTTCCATCTGACAATATATCCATTTGGCCAAAATGATCATAATATGATTCATACAGAGCCTTTCCCACTAGCCGATGCGGAATATCAAAATAAGTATTCATCCTTCACTCCTTCGGTCAAATTAGGCCAACACACTCGCCCCACTCAACAGCTCTACCCTACAAACCTTGACTACCCGGCCAACTATAAAATTCTTCAAAAATAAATATTGAAAAAAATTTCTGATGAAAAACTCATGAATGAATACAGGTGCCGGACCGACGGCAGACTTATAATCATCTCGGCATCCCACCAGCCCCGGCTCTTGCACGCATTCACACTAGCACGCTCATCCCGCCCCTCCTCCACCTCCATACCTGATAAAATCCCTCGCCCTGCTCCGCTCTCCCTGCCGAAGTCCCGATGCGCCCAGAACCGACCAACGCCCCCGCCGCCCTCTCACGCCGCTTCTCCGTTGCGCCAATGATGGATCGGTCAAACTATAAAAAATTACCTAATAAAATCATATAGATACGAAATAAACTCAATTTGCTGTAGCAAATCCGTAGCAAAGTCATCCTAGCCGCGGATCTCCTATAGGCCCTTTCACTAGCACCAGCGGCTAGCGGGGCGGATAGGTCAATACCGCCAACGCCAGTTGCAGATCACTGTAGCGCGCAAGCTCGGCGCGCTGGCGCAAGGTGTCCAGCACCGCTTGCAGCATCGCACCGCGGATCGCGCCGTTGCTAGCCATGAAAGCGGCCGCATCGTCATGCGCCAGCTTGAGCTTCCGGTCGTAGCTGCTGATTTCCTTGGATACGTCTCCAGAGAGTTCTGTACCTTCTCTTGGGTCGCTGGTGCCGATGGTCGTTGTCGCCAGCAATATCGAACTGTAGAAACTGCTGGCAATAACGGGGTGGTCCTGCCTATCCCGCGTTAGGTCAATCCCGGCGTGGACAGGCAGGCATACCAGTAGTTTGACCAGCAGCAAGAGCTTGGATGACATGAAAAGCCCCGATTGAATGCCATCCTTTCGTTGCCATCTTTGGCCAGGCATAGTGATATCGCAGCTTTCCGCCCTAGCGCTTGCTGCCGCCATCACTGCATCTCACTACGCGCCAATAGTCCGGTAGCAAAGGAGCTCAGTTCCAGCCTGGGTTCAGGAGTGTCGGCTTGATATTTCCTCCAGGCGCGCTCCAGTTGCACGCCGTAGATTGCTCCTTCTGAGGCTACAAATGCTGCCGCGTCCTCGCGGGCATAGGCATAGCTGCTGTGCCCGAAATGATCGCTTGTGTGGCCGGTTGCTGAAGTGCCCATTACAGTGAGAATGACGGTGCCACGGGCAAGCTCCTCCAATCCGTCCGAGACCTCGGCGGCGACGCATATCTGACAGGAAAATACGATGTGGAAGAGCCAGATGCGGCCCCGACGTTTTTTCGTTTCCATAACTTGAACATCCTCTGTTCGTCATCGGCTATACACCGCTTGTCCATTACCAGACGGCCAAGCCGGGGGCAGGGTCTTGGGCTGACGTAGCGTTTTTCAATACCATCACTTCGGCCGGCCTGCGCGCCATCATTCATCTGCTTTTGAGAACTTGTCCCGTCGAAAAAAAAGGTCAACCCCGAGGATGCCAAGGCAAATCCCCAAGATGTCAAGACCAAAGCCTGCCAACTTGACCGAGGAGAAGCGAAGAATAAGCACCCAAGCCGCAACAAACACAGCGATTCCAAGCCACTTCCGGACCTCCCTGTTGCGCACTAGGTGACCGACCGCAACAATGACTACAGTCCAGATGGCGAACTGGATGACATCATTCATGCAGGTTCTCCAGCACTCTGGACGATCTCCGACTTGACAGAATGCTGGGGCCCGATCCCGCCGGACACCTCCCCTTCAACGCTGATAATGACGTCTCCAGCGTGGTAGGTCGGCAAGGCCTGCTGAGTAGCCCAACGAACTGCGAGGCCGCTGCCAACCCCAACAAAAGTGTTGATGCGTTTACCGGCTACACCCGCAAGCATACCGACCATGCCAGCAACGGTGACACGCTGCTGGTTCAGAGAGTCAGCCTGAGCTCGGGTCAGGGGCAGCGAGACAAAAACCCTCAGTATGCAAGGTCGGTCCTTTGCCTGCATCCGGTCGAAAACCTCAACCGCAAGATCAGCAGTCGCGTGACTGGCTTTCACTGACGGACAGTACTTCATGTGAAGCAGCCGGCTGCGCTCCGCCCATGCGAGGCGAATGATCGCCAAGCTGAAGTTGATGCCGTGCTGGCTGTGAATATGCGTCCGTTCGATATCCATGGCGTTCCTTCCGTGCTTCGAGCGCGCAGTTTCGGTAGCCAACAACACCGCAACCACTAGCAAAACAGCTAGCTCTCAACATCCACGCCCAGACGGAGTTAGACTCAGCGCTCCGCCTCATAGGCAGCAACGCCCGTCCCTATGGCACGCCACTCATTCTGCGGCATGCGCGCGTCGCAGATGAATACCTCGACTTCGCCGCTTTCCTTCGGCTCCGCCGGCCGGATCGCTGCATGCCGGAGAATCGTCTGCATGTCTGGGACGTAGCTGCTCTCCGAGCCGTGGAATGACCAGATGCCAAACTTCCCTGCTCCACCCACCTGGTGGTCGAGTTTCACCGACCAGCCCTTGAATCGAATGACCAGCATCGCCCTGCTCCGTAGGAAAAGGTTGTAGTCTACTCCTAATTCTGACAGGCCCTGTTGGCAGCCAGCAGTTGGGCTTCATACCCGATCCGCTGCCGCCGCTCGGCCAGCAGCGCGCGGACCTTGGTCTGTAGGTCGTCGCTCTTCTTCAGCCCAGCCGCTGCCCAGGCCGGCACCTCGACCGCGGGCGCTCGGCACGGCACCGCCACCGGAACTTCTACGCGCACCGTGCGCGGCTCGGCTTCCTGCCGGCCGGCGCATCCCACCAGCGCGACAATCATCAGCATCAGCACCACCCTCATAGACCCAGCTCCTGATCGATGACCGCCTCGGCGGCCGCACACTGCTCACCGGCGGTTCGCTGACTCAGCAGGCGTTGGGCTCCGGCATACTGCTCCGCGGCCTGCTGCCGCCCCCGCTCCACAGCCTGCGCGGCATCCCGGGCGCGCTGCTCGCCGGCCATGCGCAGCGCGGCAACCTGCCGGACCTGCTCTGCCACTGCGGACTCCAACTCTCCCCGGGAGGCACGGCAGGCAGCCAGATCCGCGCTCGCGGCATCCAACTGCGGCCGGTAGTGTCGCGCGCCGAGCCAGACACCGCCGGCGGTGCCGAGGCCGACCAGCACCAGGCAGGCCAGCGCGACCGATAAAGCGCGGGCGGAGATCACGACAGCACCCTCTTCGCCCGCTCCCACAGCGCCAGGCGCTCCGCATGGCCGTTGAGTCCACCGTTGATCCGGCGGGTGATGGCTGCGAACTCGCCGCGGTCGGCCAGGTCGTTCAAGCCGTGACTGGCCCACCACCAGGCCGCCGAGATCGCCGCCCACTCCGGTTGCTCGAGCAGTTCGGGTTCCTGCTCCAGCGGCTGGCCCAGCCCGGTGCCGGCGGCGCGGTAGTTCGACCGGCCGGTGATCTGTAGCAGCCCGCGCCCGCGGTACCGCCAGCCGTCGCCCGATGCCTCGTCGCCATTGCCGTTGCGCGAGGCGTAGGCGTTGTTGGCGATGGCTCGGGGGTTGCGCGCCAGGCGCTGCGCCAGGGCGTTGGGCTGGCCGTCGGCGCCGAGGTACCGGCTCGGCCAGGTCGCAGCCAGGCCGCGGGCGCTGTAGTTGAGGTTCTCCACCAGGTGGGTCAACTGGCCGCTTTCGTGGCCAACTTGGGCGAGGAACGCCGCCGCGCGCACCGGCGACGTGATACCGAACCGGGTCATCCCGCGGTTCAGCGCACCAACAAAAACGCCGGCTCGAGGGCCGGCGTTCGGGAGGATATGCAGCAGTTGCTGCTCGGTGATGGGCATAGACAACCTCACTTCAGGTAGAATTCTGCCGCCTTGTAACTATGGATGAATGCAAGCCAATGAAACGCTCCGCCTCGTTAATTGCTTTTCTGCTCCTATCAGCCTCCCTGCACGCCGCTGAACACCCTCAAAAGTCTCTTGCCGCGAGATCAGCGGTAGAGCTAGCGCCATTCCAGTGGTCTTGGATGGATCCTGTCTCATACGATGAAGCAGGTCTTCAAAAAACGGCGGCCAAAAAAGATCCGCTTCGACCATTCTTCTTAGCGTTCAGACTTCTTGTGGAGCACGAAAAAACCGGGGAAGAAAAAAGTCTGACCAGTGCAAAGAGAGTACTGGACTTCATGCTTGATGAATATCAGCCAGCAACTAGAGAGGCAGATGGGACTCGATGGTTCTATGGCTTTGACTATGACCGAGGCATCAAGGCGCCTTGGTGGTCAGGAATGGATGGCTTCTTCGGACCAATGACACTGTTTGCAGGGTGGCAAGCCACTGGTGAAGAGCGCTATCGAGAAGCCGCATTGAAAAGCGCGAAACTCATGATTCGACAGCCAACCGAAGGCGGATCTCTTTGGAGAGATGGTGACTCCTGCTGGATTTCAGAATACTCCTGGAATGGGATAACTAGGGATAAAGAGTACCATGTGCTAAATGGCCACCTTTGGGGGCTTCAGGCGCTCTATATGCTAGCAGAAGCATCTGGTGATAAAGCCCTAAACGAAGCATACCAATGCGCGCGCAAGGGTACGCTTGACAGACTCCCGGAGTTCTATAACTCGACAGGAAGTTGGACTTGGTACCAGCTTGTCCCAAAGGTTATAAACCCAACACACTATAACATATTAGAAACCGCACAGTTCAGAGCGCTGCATGCAATAACCAGAGACAACGCTTATAAAGACCCGGAACAGCGCAGAATCGCGGCATTTCAAAAAGCATATCCTCTATACTTAATCGAAACAAAAAAAGGACTTGAAATACAGTTCTCAATGATGGGGGCGCCAAATGCTTACTGGACAGATACTTACCCGGTTACAGTAAGCTGTACTGTTGGAAACAAAACCGTAAGCCAAACCAACAAAGACGCCTACAGCACCAAACCAATTCATGAACGGATGATATTACGACTTCCAGTCAATAAAGTTCCGAAAAAGTGCTCAGTATCCGTGAAAAGCAGCATGGATATCGCCATGTACACTCAAAGTAAGTTCAAAACGATCAAATCACCAGTTGAAGATTTTGTAAAATTCACACCATTACCATCTATGCAAGCCTCAAGTCTTCAAGAAGGAATTATACACATCACCACAGAGAAAGGTGATACCGCAAAGCCCGGTGAGGGAAGAGTCATGTTTGATGTAAACCGAGATCTATCAGAGTCAGAAATGATTGGCATGGTAATACATACAACTGAGGACTCTCAGCTAGGAATTGTTCTTGATGGCGCAAACGAAAAACGGGCAAGCAGCTACTACCCCGTAATAAAGTCAGGAAAAGACAATATAGTAATCTTCAACAAGCTTGGATTTGATAAAGGCTCAGAGCTAGAAGGCCACATAGCTAAAATTATGCTTAGGTTCTATACAAAACCTAACGAAAGGGACAGAGACATAGAAATCAAGGAAGTATCAGTTATCAGAAATACTGCAAACCTTGAAGATTTCTTAAGACGCAACCAGTCAGCAAATTTCCATCAGCAGTAAAAAAATCGGCGCATATTCAATTACCGCATATGCGCCGATAATATTCTATATCTCCCTGATTCCTACACGCCGCCCGTCTCCGGCAGCGGATACCTGGCCTTGATCTCCTCGACCTTGGCGACCCAGGCGCTGTAGTCCGGCTCGGTACCGGCCTTGATCGCAGCGAATTCAGCCTCGGTCTTGAGCGGGTCACTCTCCAGGCGGTAGGCATTTGCTCGCGCCACGGCTGCGGCATCGTACTCAGCCTGCCTGCGCTCTTGCGCCTGCTGTTCGGCGGTCTTTACCTTGCTCCAGTCGATCATCGCGGTAACTCCACAGGTCCATCGGCATCGATCAGCAGCGGTTCAGGGAAGCGAGCAGCGGCACTGGCATCATCGGCCAGCGGGAACCGCAGACTCAGCTCCAGCCGGCCGGCACGTCGCACTGCGGGACCAGCAAACCACTTCGACCCGATAGCCTCGGCCGGCAGTTCACCGCCGTCCGGGAGCGGAGTGAAGTCGAACGCCTGGCCATTCACGATGAGCACATCGCCATCTCTGCTCAGTGACAGGCGCTCGTCGCTGCCTGGCAGTGGTGCGTACGGTGACAACTTGATGATCATCAGAACCACCTCCCGATGGCGACGACCCTGTTATTCCTAGTCTGAGCGCCTGATGTGAATGATGCCGACGATATGCAGAAGAACCCCACCCCAGCCGTACCCGCGGATGGATTGAAGTAGGTCGCTCCCTGGTTTCTCGCCGACACGCCAGAGTCATAGTCTCCACCAGCACCAGAAGCGGAGACAGCCCCAGCGATGGGGTACGAGGAACTAAAGCTCGCCGGGTACGACCAGTTCGCACCGACCGACGTGACCCCAGCGGTGAAGGTGAGAGTGTTCGTCCAACAAATCTGCGTCCCATCCGCGAACCGCACATACTCCCCGTTCGCGTTACTCCCGCGATCAATCACCGCACCGGTCGGTACGCCGCTCGACTGCGAAACGGCGCCGAGGATGCTGTCTCGCGAATACAGCGCGCCCGAACTACCGAGCGCTTCGCGGACAGCCGCACTGCCGAGGCCGAGATCCCCCCGCGCTGCCGCCGCATTTGCAGAGAGCGCCCAGGGCTTAATCCCCGCCAGGGTTGCCCCCCACTGGCTGGCGATCAGGTTGAATCGATCCGACAGGTCCTTGTCGTAGCCCAGGATCGGCGCCACCGCATAGGCCTGGCCGCTGGCCGTGCTGCCCTGGTAGTTGGGCTTGATCGAGATGACCGTCGAACTGGCGACGTTTGTGACCTCGTACCAACGTCCATCGGGTCCGCGAAATGCGTCGCCGACTCGGGCATTGGACGAGAACTGTGTGCCGGTACCGGTAACGGTCGGGCTATTTGCGGTCACCGCCACGGTTCCGGTTGAGTACCACGCCATAGAGTTCTCCTGCTATGCAATGGCCAGAAGAGGCCATGGGAAAGGTGTTCGTATTGCGTCTTGCCCAGGTCCGCCGACTTGAACAGTTGCTACGACAGTGTTTCGGGCCGAAGTAACAAACCCAATGGAGCACTCTCCAGTATCACCTTGGGGCGGTTGCGCCTGTACATTGAAATGACTAACCAGAAAATACCCATCGGTCCCATGCGGCCACGGCGCTGACCATGAATGCAACGTGTAGTACCCAAGATAATTGCCATTCGTTCCGTAATAATTCAGCAGCTGGGTACCACTTATGAACCGAACAAGATCCCTATTACTGTCAAATACCACTCTTGACTGATTGTCAAATATTTGCATCCCCCATCCGCCAGTTTTCGGCATGAACACCGCGCATGCCTTCCACTTCCCTCCCAGTACGACACCGCTTGTGTCTTGAAACACCTTCACGTAGAAGCTGAAACCCGTCCAGTTCCCAGACGAACCAGCATGTTGGAACATCGTTATGTGATGCGAACCATTAGGGCAAAAGAAAACAAACGGCGGGAACGGGCTCTGCACCGGAGATGGGTACGAGACGTTGATGATCTGGGCATTAGTGGCTGGGTAGGTACCAGACGCAACCAGATGCAGACAAGGGTGGTCCTGATCGATTATCACCTGACCGGCATTCCCAACAAACTTCGCACCGAAACTCATGAGAACATCACCGCATACAGAGTGTAATTCACTGTTACATCGCCGGACCAACCAAACGTAATAGTCGAGCCGCTAATGGTATGTCTAGGAATCCAAGACCTAGAGTCCGGCGTATTGCAGACGACAAACATGACACCTTTAGAACCGTCGAACCCAGGGACCGTAACTGAAAGCCCCTGGGGGATGTTCCCCAAGTCCCGACGATAGACCATCCTCAATGAGTAATTATTGCTGTCAAAGAGTATTGAGCCGCCGGCTGAACGTGTTCTCATTCCGTAACTCATACATCAAGATTCCCGATCTGGACTCGAAGTACCAAGTTTCCGTCATACACTTTTATTGCCTCTGCAGTCTGGCGCATAAACCCTCCCGACGTTGCGCTGTTCATTGTGAACGCGCCGCCCTTATCCAACTTCCACAGCGGCTCACCGTTGGCACCGAGGGCGGTCGACTGAATCACGTTGCCGATCTTCGCGTTGGTGATCGAGCCGTCCTGGATCATCGCGTTGTTGATGAACATCTGGCCGCCGACGATCGAGACCGGCGCCACGGTCTGCCCGCTGGAACTGTTGAACCAGAGGAAGCGATCAGCCTGGAACGCCATGGTCGTCACGCTCGTACCGCTGTCGAAGCCCAGCTGCCATCCCGCCGCATACTTCTGCCCGTTGGCATGCGCCTGGAGCTTCACGCTGTAGAGCGCCTTGACGTTGCCATCCAGCGAGGTAACCGCTTGAGATGTGGTCTGGATGTTCGCCTCGTTGGTATCGGTGCGCGCACTGACGGTATCCACCCGCTGCCCCAGGGCGCTGTCCGCGTTGGCGCGGACGGTCTGTTCGGTGCTGATGGCCGAGGCGTTGCTCGCAACCTGGCCGGATAGCTGGTCCAGCCGCTGGACGGTCACGGCATTGTTCGACGCAACGACCGACTCCACGGTGGCGATCCTGCCCTCCGCGGTCCCGGTACGCGCTTCAAGCAAGCTCGTCCGCTTCGCCTGCGCTTCATCCTCGTTCGCCCGCACGGTGACTTCGGTGGCGGCTCGAGCAATGGTGTCCCAGCCCTTCAGCGCATCGGCCTTCTCTCCGGTCGCCGGCTCCCGGCGGGCGACAGCCTGCAGAACATCCAGGCTCGAAGCCGCCGCTTCGACCTTACCGTCGAGCTCGGTGATATCCGCGGTGTTGGTGGCCACCTGCTGGGCCAGGCCGTTGGCCGTCTCGATCGACTGTCCGATGTCGGCCCAGTAGGTCGCGTTCGGCGGCGAGGCGTTGAGCGGCACCGCCTGCTTCGCTTGATACAGCCGGCTGCCGACCCGCACGATATCGTTCTTCGCGTAGGTCTTCGTCGGGTCGTAGGCCAGCACATCGGTCAGATTGTCGATCTGGTCCTGCAGGCCAGTGATATCGACCTGCATCTGATCGATGTCGGCGAAGAACTGCTCGCCCAGCGCGGACTCGACGTACTCCTTGGTGATCAGCTCGTTGTACTCGCTCGCATCCGTCGAGCTTATACCGTCGACCCAGGCCGACCAGGGGCCGACGTTGCCGGTCCGGTCGATCAGCCGCCCGCGGAAGGCCAGGCGAGCGCCGGCCGCCAGCGAGGTCAGCGTGTGGGTGTCGGTCGGGTATGCGAACAAGCCCAGGGCAGTTGCGTTCTGTTCGCTGCCGCCCGGGGTAACCGACTGTTGGATCTCGGTGTAGGCGGTGTCCGCCGCGCCACTGGCCGGGAATGCCCACTCCAGGCCGATCTTCCACGGTCCGCTGGTGGTACGCAGGAACGCCAGCGCCGGTGGCGCGCCGGTCTTACCGCTGAGCTGGGTCAGGATCGAGCTCTTCCAGACCGACGTGATGTCGAACGCCGACACCGCGCGCACCCGCGCCAGATAGCCTCCTGCGTAGATGCCGGTCACATCGACGCTGGTGGTGCCGGCACGCGGCAGGCGGATCCAGTTGCCGCTGTCCTTCTTCCACTCGACGTCGTAGGCGACAGCCCCTTCCACGGGGGGCCAGGCGATGGTCATCGTGCTGACCGCCAACCCCTGATCGAACTGGTAGTGCGAGGTCAGCGTGACGCTCGCCGGCGGCGCCACGGTGGTGATCGGGATAACGCTGATCGGCCGGCTCTCCAACTTGGCGCCAGTGTCGATCGCTGAGAACTTCCCGGGCTCGTACTGCAGCGCAGTGATCTCGAAGACACCCCGCTCCGGCTGGCTGACTTTCATCACACGGTAGAGCGGCACCGCCAGGTCGTCGGCATCGAGGGTCCAGACCAGTTCCGGTAGCGGGGTCTCGCTGTAGGCTGTCGTCACGGTCACCGCGCGCCCGGCAACCGACTGCACGGTTCGCGCCTCAGCCTTACCGCTGGGCAGGTTCAGGAGCAGCCGGTCGCCAGCCTTTGCCTGGGTATCGCGATCCAAGGTGATCACTCGGCCAGCAACCGCAGAAACCCGCCCCCCAATCTCCCGTCCAGCCAGCAGCGCGTCAGCCACCGGAATCACCCATCCCGGCAGCGGAATCGCCCCGTCCATACCGGTACGGAACGTTACCGTGCGATCCTGGCTGTTGGTTAGGATCGCCCATTTTCCGCGCCGCTGGGCCTCACTCTCGCGGGTGCAGCCAATGGCTGCCACCTCGACCGGGTTGTCGCCGTAACGCCGCTGCAGGCGCTTATCGGTGGCCACAGCCACGTCGGTGTCGTAGTTGTTCGCCGGATTGTCGTAGCTGACCAAGGCACGGCTGTAGCGAGTGCGCTCACTGGCCGAGCCGTAGCTGAAGCGGCCGTCGATGACATTGGCCCTGGTGTAGGCGAAATCGACGTCGGTGGCGCGCGGGATATCCGCCTGGATCTTCAGTTGGCCCTGGGCCCAGTACGCCATACCACGGTAGATAGCGGTGAGGTCGCGCAGCAGCTCCCAGGCCCCGGCGCGGCTTTGCAGGTTCAGGTTGCAGGTGTGTCGCGGCTCCTGGCCACCCTTCCCATCCGGCACCAACTGGTCGCAGTACTGGGAAATCCGGTACATCTCCCAGCGATCGACCATCCAGGCCTTGATGCGTTTACCCACACCGAAACGATCGTTGGTCACGATGTCGTAGGTGTGCCAGACCGGGTTGTCGGTCCAGGCCTGTTTCATCGTGCCGTCCCAGATGCCGAGGTAGGCCCGGGTCTCCGGATCGTAATTGCTCGGCACTTGGACCTTCCGCCCGCGGCAGTGGACTGTGACAGCCGGAATGTTGCTGAACTGCTCTGCGCTGAACTCGACGTACAGCAGGGCCGTGTTCGGGTAGCGCAGCTTCGCGTCGATCACCTCGGTGTAGCCGGCGATCAGCATGGTGTCGGCGATGCGGTTGTTGTTCTGGTTCGGCGTCAGGCGGCGGACGCGCACCTGCCAGCCATTGGTGGCCGCCGGCAGGTCGATCCGGCGGGAACGCTCGTAGCGGGTGGTGGTCTTGCCATCGACGGCCTCGCGCAGCACCTCCTGATAGGCACCGCCGTCGGTGGCCAGATCTACGGCATATTCGATCCGGTACCCGCCGATGTTGCCGTTGGTGTCCTGCTGCTGGAGCGCTGGCCAGGCGAAGCGCAGGCGCACTGCGGAAAGCTGGGTATTGCTCAGCGAGCGCACCCAGGGCGTATCGCTGCGCAACTCGACGTTGACACTGGTTTCGTTCTCAACGGCAGGGATGCCCGGGATGTAGTCCTGGTCCACCGACCCCGCGCGCCACTCCCACTTAACGTTGGGGAAATTCAGGTTACCGCTCGGATCCATCAGCGGGGTGTTGTCGAGGTAGATGTCGCGCTCGCTCGGAACGCCGGCGAACTCGCCCTCGCCCACGGCGAGCAGAATCTTGGCCATCGCGACCGAGCGCAGGCTGTCGGGTGCCTCGACCGGCTGTTTCGGCTTGCTACTGCCGCCCTTGCGGCCGGCCAGGTGCTGGTGTTCTGCGCCCATGCTTTCCTCCGGGCATGAAATAGCCCGCACATAAGCGGGCTATCTAAAGTGCTAGTAGAAATTCACTTAGCGGGTTTATCTATATAAATTGGAAATTCAAATTCACTTTCAAGGAATGAAAATCATGAGCAACCAAGAGAAGGCCTCACGATCACATTGGATTGAGTGGTGCGCCCTGATCACTTCAATAACTGCCGTAACCCTAAGCGCATATCAAGCCTATACCCTTAAGGAACACAACTACATAAGCGTCGAACCAAGAGTAAACTCATACCTATCCCTTAAAGATGATTACAAAATGATAATATTTAATAACGGTCTAGGGCCAGCATATATAGACAAAGTAACATTCTACGAGAATGGCAAGGAGATAGATGGAAACATTCTACACGCACTAGCTAAACAAGGAGTATCCCCATACTGCGCAATTGCCGGAATGCCTCGCCCCAACGACTCACTAAAAACAGGGGAGGAAATCGTCCTTGTAGATATCCACGATAACAAAGAGTGCACGACCTCAAGGCTTATATTCACAACATTACAGCCGCCAAACACAAGTTTCGACTACCAAATAGACTTCAGCTCTATATATGGCAAAAAATTCTCTTACAGATACTCTCTAAACAAGCAAGAAAGCATTCCTAATTAAATTTTGTCTTCCGAATAAATCGACGCAGAAATAATCGCCCCGCCCCAGCGGCGCTTTCCATAGCAGATCGGCACCGGGTTCCCGCTGGCGGTGGTGTTTCTGGCGCTACCGAAGGCGTAGCTGGGAAGGTTCTCCGGAGCCGCGCTCTGCTTCAGGCCCTGGGCTTGGGGGCTGAGCATTTGGATGACGCCGCCGATCGCCATCGCCACACCGGCTGTCCCCATAGCCCCCGTCAGACCACCGGCAGCGGCGAAACCACCTGGGCCGGCCATGATGGTCGCCGCCACGATAAGGGCAACGCCCACAATCGTCTGCACCAACCCGCCACGCTTCCGGCCACGCATGACCGGAGCAATGCGAATTTCCTCGGCGCCCCCGAACTGCAGCTCATCTTCGGAAATGTTCCGTTTCCCACGGAATACAGCGAACTCCAGACCTCGCAGGTGGGCATTGGCGAGGAAGCGCTCGAGGCCTGGAATCTGCACGCACAAGGCCTTGATCGCTTCAGCAGTCGACCCGACGAGCATACGGTACTCCCGACCGAACTGCCGGAGCGCGCCGTAGAGTTTGATGGTGGTCATCGGAGTGTGGTGCGCTGCGGTGGTCATGTGTTTCTCCAGGTAATAAAAAACCGCCCGGAGGCGGTTTTCAGAAGTTCAACACGGTTCAAGAGCTAGTTCTTATACATCATGACAAATCCATCGACACCCATTTCTACTCTAAGCATAGCAAGCTGAGCTTCAGCACTTTCTCTTTTCTTCCATGGCCCAACGAAAATCCTCAAGACTCCATCACCACTTTTCTCGGTGAAAACCGGGTAATGAAATTTCTCCAGATTACTCAGCAACCATTCCGACCTACCTGCAACTGAAACTCTTGTAACCCAGTATGGGGTAGATGCACTAGGGTTAGGGACATCGGGCTTTATTGGCATAAACGCAATAACGCCTTTGGGCAGCTTACTTGGTTGACATGCACCTTCAACTACCCAAGGATCAATATCTCCAACCATGGCGTCAAGGCCGCGCTCTTCGCGATTGACCACAATATAAGGCTGAAAACCGGTATATCCTCCGAAAGAGTTCTTGGCGTTTACTTCTCCGCAATATAGACCCTTCCGAACCTCACGTTCATTCTGAAATTTGGAATTGCGGATCCTTCAACTTTTCGGAGACCGCATTCCGAACTTCACGCTCTTTGCTGCAGCCTACAAGGGCGACAGCAAAGCAAGTCATGACGAATATCCCCTTCATACCCCCTCCATAGCTATTGATGGGACTCTACCATCACCGCTCCAGCGCCAGAACCCAGCAGGTTGTTGGCCTGAGGTAGTCAAGGAGCGTTCTCGGCGCCGCAGTACCAGACGCATCCGGCCGTACCTCTGGGTCTACCTCAGTCGTTTCAAGACTGGATAGAATCACAGTGCCACCACCAACTCAGGTCCCGTAATCTTAAACAGCCTCGTCAAAACAGAACGCGAGGCCGCAATAGATATCTGCCACAGCTACAAGGAGCATTTTATGGCCGAAAAGTCGTATCTAACTGGGAAGTGGGCAATCTTCAAGAGCAGAGCCTCGACGGAGGTGCTTGGTTACATCGTGGATGGCATTGGACAAACGACAGTCCCTGGACAGCCACCCTTCAGCATTATTGACTCTGCGCTCTTTGCCCCTGACGGCACCAGGCTCGGCTACCTAGCTCCATTGGAAGGAAGCTGGGTGGTGAACCTGGGCGACTATGAGATAGGACACGTACTGCGTGCCCTGCCGTAAGACACTGGAAGGTATTCACCTGACCATGGAGATCGCATGACCATTAGAAGTCTCGTCCACAACCTGCCTAAAGACCCGGACAATCCCGGCTGGGTTCTAGGCTGGGCGGTTGTCCAAAGCGCGCCTTGGAGATTCATGGATATTTATGCGTCCAAGGAAGCAGCGGACGCCGAGGCGGTACTGCTCGGCGAAGGCTTCGCCGTCGAATACGGCTCGCACGAGGTGGGCACTGACAACTTTGTCGGCGGACTCACTCCACCGTCAGCGTGATACGTGCATCCTTCGGCCCAGACAGCCTGAAGTCGAAGGAGCACTCCCCGCTCTTCAACTCCGCGGTAAGCCCTACCTCGCCATGAACCATCCGGCGATAGCCGGGGCCGCCACAAACCTTCCCAGAGAATCGCTCAACACCCACTTCTTGGCTTCCCTTCAGCACAGCGATCTCCGCATTCCCTGCGAGATAGCTGATGCGGAGTTCATAGACTTGAACCATTGATTCCTCCAGCGGCAGCGCCGCTTCAGTTGGTTTTCGCTTCTCGATGACGCAATACCAGTCGCGCCCGTTCAAGCCACGGCCCGCCGAACACGATGATTTCTGAGGGTTTCCCATACAGGTGGTGCAACAGGAACGGCCCGGCGCCGAAGTGTTGCGCATCCTCGCCAGGTAGTGATGGGTCGTCCGCCAGGTAGATCCCAGCGTGGTTCGGGTGCGCGGTGCGCCCCACCGCCATCACGATCATGTCGCCGCGCTGCGGCCGGTCCACCCGGATGAAGCCAGCAGCCTCGAACCGCTGTTCGTAGAGGCTTGGACCGTCTGCCCGCTCCCACCAGCCATCGGCACGCTCGAAGTGCGGGAACTCGATGCCCCACTCCCTCTGGTACCAGTCGGCGCAGACCTGCCAGCAGTCCTGCACCCCATGCACGAACGCGCGCCCGAGCAGCGGCACCTGATCGACGGGCTCGATGGTACGCAGGTCGCCCTCCGGCCAGCTCAGGATGTGCCAAGTCAGGCCCGAGGCGTTGCACATCGCGACATCTGCGGCACTCGGTCGGCTGGTGGCATCGGGGTGGCTATGCACCACGGCGACGATCTCTCCCTGGTCCTCTGCCTCTGCATACGCCTCCGGCGCGATGCGGAACTCCTCGCCGGCGTCGGCAGCGGTGTTTTCGCAGGGAACGTATCGCTGGCTCCGGCCAGAACGGATGATCAGTCCGCAGCACTCGCGCGGATACTCTGCCGCAGCGTGCTTCTGCACGGCAGACAGGATGTGCTTGAGCATGGTCAGCTCCTGGCGATGATCGAGACGGCAGGGAAGCCGCCGAAGGGCAGTTGGTTGCCTTCACCGAAGCGCGGGATGCAACCGGTGCCCAGGCAGCCATCACACTCGTCCCGGGCTGGGTCATCGGTGGGGTTGCCGTCGATGTCGAAGTACGGGCCGGTGTAGCCGCAGTCGGGCCCGCGGTACCCGCCCGTCATCGCCCAGTGGCACAGGGTGGTCATCTGCCGGCCGACCTGCTCGCCGCCAACGTCGCCTGGCGAGGCCAGTTCCCAAGCGACGTACTGGCCGTCCTCGTTGGTTTTCTGGTCCAAGTACCAGATCTCGACGATCTCCTGGGAGGGATCAGCGTCGGGATTGCCGCCAGGGAAGTTCGCCGCGTCCAGATACTTCGCCAGCGTCGTCCGGATGGTGAGGCGGAACTGGAGCAGGTCCTCGAACGCCAGGCAGAGCGCCGTAATCCGGCCATTGACGTTGCCGGCGGTGAAGCTCGGCCGCGCCGCAGTACCATCGCTGTTCGCCTCAATGCCCTCGATCTGCACCGGCCAGGCCGCGTATTCATGTCCCTGCCACCAGATCGGTTTCGCCGGTAATTGGTCGGCGTTGGCGCCGGCGGCGGCCAGTTCTTGGGGACTATGCGGTATAGCGTGTCCATGGAACCGGACCACGTCGGCGCCGAAGTCGCTGCCGTCAAGTTCGAACAGCACGACCTCGCCGCCGGGCTCCAGCTTCTGGATATCGGTGATCAGTGTCATGGATGGAATGCCTGTTCAAAGGTCGCGGTCAGCCGGTAGACCCGGCCGCCGAGGTTGACGGGCCGGTAGCCCGCACAGGTGTAGAAGCCCAGGCCGCCCAGGGGCGGCGTCCAGAGGAACGCCCGCGCTCCAGCGTGGCGGTCCAGGAAGTCCATCGCGGCCTTGATGGTCGCCGCCGGCCCGGTGATGGAAACCGGCCAGCTCTGGGACTTGCTGTTCAGGCCTTCGCTCACCAACTGCTTGTAGCCGTCACCGAATTGCGCAGACCTGGTGGCGAAGGTGATGTCGCCCTCGCCACCGCTCTCGGTGGCCCAGGTGAAGGTTTCGATTGCCATGTGCCCTACCCGTTGATGGCGCGGCCGATCGCACCGTCACGCCGCAGATCACGCGCCAGGAGTTGTCGGTACTTCTGCTCGACGAACGTCCCGATGTCGCGACCGAACTGGTCCAGGCCAGGCTGGCTGCTGGAGACGTTGGCCGAACCATCCGAGGCAATGTTCACCTCGACGTTGATCTGCGAGCTACTGCCGCCCATAGCGCGCACACCGAGGGCCCCGGACGAGGTTCTGGTCAGCGGCATCACGGCCTCTGGCCCCGCTTCGCCCATCACACCCATACGGCCGCCGCTCATGCCGAACGCAGTTGGCGTGCTGACCACGCTGTTGGTGAAGGCCCCGCCAGTGGCGAACATCTGCACGCCGCCGGCGAACGCACCACCGTTGGCGAACAGCCCGCTGTTGCTCACCAGGTTGTCGACACCAGACTGCGCGGCAGCGTTTCCATCGCCGAAGAATCCGCCGAAGAGGGACGAAAGGGCCTGCGAGGCAGCGGCGCGCGTTGCAATCCGCGCCATGTCGGCCAGGATGCTCTTGGCGAAGTCGGAGAACGACAACTTGCCGGTCGTGGCGAAGTTGGCGATTGAGTCCTCCATGCTGCTGAACGCGCTGGTGAACAGGCTCTTGGTTTGACCCGCCACGTCCCGAGCACTCTCCAGATAGGTCTGGAAGGCAGAGGAAGCACCGCTGCGCCAATCCCCTTGGGCCTTGGTTATCTTGTCGTAGTTCGAGATCACCGTATCCCGGTACTTGTCTTCGGCTTCCGCCAAGATCACCAAGTCACGTTTGTAGTCTTCCTGCGAGTACTTGTCCGGCGCTGTGCGGCGGCGGTCCAGCAGTTTGGCGCGCTCGTCATTGAAGCGGTCCGTTGCGCCATCCAGACTACTCTGAAGCCCAGCCTGGCGATCACCAAGCCCAAGGGAGTTCGCCGCTCGAGTCCCGGCTGCCGCAAGCGCAGCCCGCTGCCGCTCCAATTGATCGACATAGGCCTTAGTGGCGGCCTTCTGCCGGGCGAGCCTGCCATCCTCGTTCGCAGCCAGAATAGCCAATTCCGTGTCCGCGTCCTTCTGCGCCTTGACCATGGCCGACCTGGCGTCGGCGATCTTCTGGTCGAGTTGGATTCGCTGGGCTGCCGACGTTCCTTGCTTCGCCCTGGCAGCCTCCAGCGCTGCGATTTCACGCTCGTAGGCATGGGTGACCTCATCCCGCTCCTGCTGGATGATCGAGATCCGCTGCTGCGCGTAGCTTTCCGCGCTGATCACGCCTGCGCGTTGGGATGCCTCCAATTCCTTTTGCGCGTTACGGTAGGTCGCGGTGATCTCGGCCAAGCTGTTCTTCGCGGCATTGGCCGCGCGTAGGTCCACCGAACCGGCGGAGCCCTTCTGGTCCTTGTACTTGGCGTTGATGTTGGCGATCTCGCGATCGATGGTCGCCTGCTGCAGGCGGTCATCGTTCGGGTTCACCTCGCGGATCGCCTGTAGATCCTTCTTGTACTGCTCCAACTCCTTGGCGCGCTTCTGCTGGTTGGTCAGCGCCTCCCTGGAACGAGCGTCGATCCGGTCAATAGCATTCTGGGCGGCCTGTTCAGCCCGAGCGCGCTCGCCGGCGGTTCTGGCATCGTCCTCCATCGCCTTCTTCCGCTCGCGGAGCATGTCGAGCTCTTCGCGCAGGCGGTTCCGACTCTCGTCGCGGTTGCCGACCAGGCCGAAACCACCTTGATCGAGCTGGGCAAGGCGCCGCTCCACGTCGGCGATCTGGGAGTCGATGTCCTGGCGACCAATGCTCTTGGCATCATCCCACGCGCGCTTCGCAGCACGTGCGACTCCATCCCAAGCACGCTCAATCCAACCCAGGTTCTCCAGAATCTTCGGGGTCCGCTGGTTGATTGCGTCAGCGTAGGCCTCAGTCGCCAGCTTCACCGCGCCGGCGTGATCCCCCTGCTCCTCCAGCGCCTTGATCTGCGAGTAGACGGATGCGGTGAGGTAGTTGTACTGCTCGTTCAGGGCCTTCGAGGCCTTCACAGGGTCCTCTCCCAGCCTCACGAACTCGGCGACGGTATCCGCTACCGCGCGGCCAGTTGCCTCCTCCATCGAGAGCGCGGCCTGAGTGATGGCAACGAAGCTTTCGCTGGCCAAGTCTCCCTTGCCCGCCAGGGTGGCCAGCACTTCGGCAGCAGCTCCGGTCGTGCCAACCGTATTGCTGACTTGGCGCGCCATTTCGCCCAGTCCAGAGGCACTGGTACCAGCGTAGTTGCCGGTCATGATCAGCGCCTTGTTGTATTCGCCCTGTTCCTTGCTTCCCAGGTACGCCGCCGCAGTCACACCACCGATCGCCGCTGCCAGCAGCCCAATCGGGGCCAGGACGCCGATAACACCGCGAGCGGCGCCGCCGGCGTTCACACCGATCTCGGCGATGTTGTGGGCGGCGACCCGCCAGTTACCGGTGGAGAGGGCGTTACCCAACTGCAGCACGTTCTCGCGCGCTTCCTTGCTGGTCAGCCCGAGCTTGTTGATCGCGCCGCCGGTCCCTTCGATGTCCCGCCGCTTCGCCGCGATCTTCTCCAGGCCTGCGGCCAATCCGGCGTCATCCAGCCCGCCGGCGGCGCGCAGCCCACGCAACGCGGCTTCCTGCTTCTCAAGCCTGGCCAACGCGGCGGTCACCGGATCGATGCTGTTGACCGTGCGTTGCATCGCTTCGATCTGACGGTTCTGCGCCGCGACCAGGCGCTGCTTCTCGGCGGCCTCCTTGGTTTCCGCTTTCTGCAACCGGTCATAGGCCGCACCCAGGCGATCCTGATACTGCGCTTCGTCCTGCAGCGTGGTCAGGCCGGCCTTGCGCGCCCGCTCGAGCAAGCTCTCGGCGCGAATCAGATCGTCGATGTTGGCGACGTTGCCGGAGAGCGCCCGTTCCAACTGGCTGATGATGGATATCTCGCCAGCGGCACTGTCGTATACCTTCCGGCTGGCAGCAGCCTGGCGTTCACGCGCACCGGCCGCCTTGTCGACACTGCGGGCAGCGTCCTCCTCCGCGCGCGACACTCCCTTGGTGGCCTGCTCGAGGCCCTTGCTGGCGTCGGACAGGTTGTCGATCGCCTGTTCGGCCTGATCGGCGGAGTCGACCAGCTTGTCGAGGTCCTCGGCCGCCAAGGCGGCCGGGCTCGAATCGACCTTGATGCCCAGTTCGGCGAAATTGCTCATCCCGACTCCCTCTGCTCGCGGAAGGTCCGCAGAGCGGCGTCTTCCATTACCCGGATATCCGCGAACACCGCGGCTTGCTCACCAGCGGCTACGCCGCACATCTGCATCACCACCGGCAAAGCGGTGTAGTCCAGGCCTGTTGCGCCACACATGCCGGCCCGCCACTGGGTACTCATCGCCTCGAAGACGATGAAGGCCGTCCAGTTGCAGGGCCAGAGTTCCATCTGCTCGTCGCTTTCGTCGAAGTCATCCGGCGACAATCCGAACTGCGCCAGCTCCTGGGGGCTGGCTACAGGCCGATAGAGTTCCTGTGCGGCGCGCTTCAGTTTCCCAAGCGCCCTCTGCTGTAGGCGCTCTGGTAAGCCTCGAGGATGGCCTCGGGCACGCTGACTAGGGAGGACACCAGCAGCCGGACGTTGGCCTCGGTGAACGCCTCGTCGAACCCCCACCCGGCCACAACGGCTTGTACCTGCTCGACCTGGAGGTCGATCTGAGCCGTGGTGAACGCTTCCAGAGACTGCTCGCGAGTCTCCTCGACCAAGCGCTTGAACCGCTCTCCCCAACTGCTGTAGAGGTCGGCCAACGCTTCACGATCCAGGTACTTGAAGGTGAATGGCACCTGGATGGACTCCCCGCCGAGGCGGGGAATTTCCACACTGGATTCGAAGGTGGGTGCCTGCGCGATGCTGAACTTCTTCGCCATGACAGCTCCTTAGGGGGCCGGGTTGTAGCGAACCGGGCGGCCATCGAGAGCGATGGTCAGGGTCCGGGTCATGATTTCGTTGACGTTCAGGGTCGGGGTGTCGCTGACCGAGACGTAGCCGTTGTAGAAAACCTCCGATCCGTTGCGCAGCGTCAGGCGGATCACCTGCAGCGCTTTACTCTGGTCCGCCGCCTCAATCACCGCCCACTGCGGCAAGTTGGGGTCGTCGGCGATCGGCATCGAGAACGACTGCGCGTTGCGGAAGGTAGGCAACTGGCGCTGGTCATCGTCCTCGAGGTACTGGTACTGGACGAACTGCTGCTCGCCGCCGGAGGTAGTCGGGTTCATCACCTGCTGGATCTGCTGCCAGGCGAGGACCTTCTTCGCCGAGCCGATACCGCCGCCGGCCGGGTAGCGGATCACATCGGTGGTATCGATATTGCCCAGGGAGAAGGTGTCCTCGGTGGAAACTGCGACCTTGACGGCTCGGCCGTTCAGGCCAGTCCAGCCGGACACCAGCGACACGACGTCACCGACCAGCAGGCCGTGAGCATCTGCGGTAGCAACCGCTGGCCTGGCGTTGGAGACAGCGGTAATCGGAATAGCCGGGCCGTAGGTGGCAGCAATGGCCAGCAGCGCGCCGTTGGGGAGGCTTGCGGACATGGAGTTTTCCTCGTGTGGAAATGAAAAAACCCGCTCATGGCGGGTGCTGGTGTGCCCATGCGGGCGATCAGAAGATGTCGGCGCGATAGCCGATGGAGACTGGTTTAGTATCGGCGATGTCCCCCGATATCCAGGGTCCCGGCGCTGGTGGGCTCACCACCTGCACGGAGAAACCGGGGCGAGACAACTCGCTGTAGAGAGGGAACTGCTGACCTAACTCGGCGATGATGTCTGCGGCAACGCCGGTGCCCTGCCCGCCTGGGACCACGATGCTGATCTGGAACACACCGGTGAAGCCCCGGTGGTAGCCGCCCAAGTCGCTACTGGTCGTGCCAGCGGGCAGCGTGAAGCAGCGTAGATATATGGCACCCGACGTCGGTTCGAACGTCACATTCGGGTACGCGACCGGGATCCCCTTGGCCTTCGCCCAGACGTCCAGGCGAGCCTCGAACAGTTGCTGAATGATCTCGTGACTCATACCTGGTTCGCCCTGACGGCGGCCTCCACAATCTGCTGGAATTCGGCGATGGTCACCCGGACCATGCCAGCCGGCGCCTGGCTGGAGTGCCCGTACTCCAGCGGTACCGCATACGGCAGGTTGTTCACCAGGTAGGCGGTATCACCGAGCTTCAGCGGCTGGACCCCAGCGGTCACTGCAGAAATTGCCTTGCTGCCAGTCGGGTCGACGTCATCAATCTCCCCCTGCGCGGCCGTGCCAATGCTGAACTGCCAGTTGGCCCGAAAGCGCCCGCCAACATACCCGCGCCCGACCACCATCCCGTTGACGTCGAAGTTCTGGTCACGCTCCGCCTTGGTCAGCGGCTTCGCGTGCTTCACGCCTCGACGTAGCTTCCCGTTCCTGGTGAAGTTGCTCGGATTCAGGTTGATCAGGGTGTTGCGAATCGCAACGTTCTCGTCGTAGCGGTCCGCCGCAGCACTCGCTCGCTGGCGGTAGGCGACGTTCGCGGCCCACCGCTCCGGGTCACCGACTGGAGATTTCTCGATCACCTTGACGGACAGGTCCAACATGATCCGCTGGTAGATCGCATTGCCGGCAGCCAAGGCTTGGTCGCGGAACTGCGCCACCGCTGCAGCGAAGCTGCCCTGGCGCCCTGAGTAGCGTTGACGCATGCGAGAGCCACGGGCCATGCGCTACCTCCTCGCCTGCGCGACGAAGCCGATGTCCAGTCCGGCGTAGTTCCAGGCTTTCGCAGTCACCACCTTGAAGGCCTCGCCGTCGAACTCGATACGGTCGCCGTTCCTCGGCGCCGGCATGTCCTGCCCCCCGAGCTGCACTGGTGACATGATGATCTCGACATCACCCTGTTGGATCAGCGAGCCATCGATAACCCGCACATCGTAGTCCTGGCGCATGCCGGAACCATCGAAGCGGCGCTCTATGGTTGGACTTCCACCGGTCGCCGGGTCGTACTCGCCCTGCTCGAACTTGGTCAGGCGTAGTTCAAGCCCCCTACCGCCCTTACTCCGCGGTGCCAGCATACGAATGGCCATCGCCCGGGAACGGTCGTAGATATCAGCCATCAGCTCATCCTCGACACCCTGACGTTGAACATGCCGCCGCCGACTGTCAGCGCCTCCACAAGCCGATCCACTGCAACGTAGCGCGGCTGCCCCTGGTTCACCGGATCGGCGTAGACCGTGGTGAGGGGCCCCACCGTCTCGGATTTCACAGCGGAGGCCTGCTGTACCGTGTCCAGCGGCCCGTCGAGGGCCAGCAGGGCCAGTTCGCAAGTTGCGGCCTGCAGTTTCCGGTTCGGCCAGGCCAGGCCGGTGCGTGGAAACTCCAACGGCTGGTCCGGGTCGACCTTCGAGCCTCGGAATTGATAGCTGCGGTCGATGTAGTCGGTCGCCCTGATCAGTGCCGAGGAGCGGCTGTCATTGGAGGCCGACGCCCAGGCAGCATTGCCGCGCTGAGCGTGATACTCGGTAGCCTGGTCGACGGAGACGTAACTGTTGGCGCTGTCACCCTCAGTCACCACCGCCATTGGCTTTCTCCTCGGTCGCCTTCAGGAGCTCGCGCAGCGAATCGGACGTGGCGCCTTCCGGCACCTCGACACCCCGTTCAACGAGACGCGCCAGCACCTGCTCGTCGTTCAACTGCGAGGGCTCCTGGGCCGCCTTCGCCTCGGCGAGCAGTTTCGCCAACGCAGCCTTGCCTGCACGCCCATCGAACGCGACGCCGAGGGTCTTCAGGTCAGCCTTGATTTCGTCGAGGGTCGGCTCGCCGTCCTGGCCGCCCGAAGCCTTCGCAGCACCGCTGGTTTGCAGTTCGATCAGGTCGTAGGCCACCGAGTATGCCCGCGGCACCTCGCCAGCCACCGCATCGGCCTGTTCGAGGAAGTCACCCTGGCGATAGGCGAGCGGATCCCGAATCGTCAGCCCATTGCGCTGGGCGAACTCCATCTGGTCCGAGGTCGCCGGGCCAGCTACGAACCACAGAATCTTCTTGGTCATTGTCCACCTCATGAAAAGGGGGCCTGGCGGCCCCTCTGCGGCTACTTGCTCAGCACCAGAACGCCGGCGGTATCTTTGACGCTGGTGGCGGTGCGCTCCCAGTTCGCCGCGGTGCCGATCGCGGTATCGTTCGGCGAAGCGCCGCCCGTACCGGTCTTCCAGGTGTAACCGAGCACGCCCAGGTTGTAGCTCCATTCGGCCTGGTAGACCGAACCCAGGTTCTCCTTGCCGGTAGTACGGTTCAGAACGGCGTCGAAGTCGTTGTTGCCGGTCACCAGCACCGAGCTCTGCACCAGGCCCAACGAGCGGAACGAAGCTGGGTTGGCCTCGGGATCAGCGCCGGCCGGCACGATCAGCGAGTCGGCGTCGGTCACCACGAACAGGCGGCCGAACGGGTCGCGCATCACGTTCACGCCGTCGTAGGTGAACAGATTCTCGGCGTTCGCAAGAGCGTTGTCGTAGAGATCGCTGACCACGCTGGAATGGAACACCCAGGCCGCGATGGCGTTGGCGCGGTCACCGAACTTGAACGCCGCCTTGTTCAGGGTGCGGAAGGTTGCGGTCTCGGTGGCGCTGCCATGGGTCGCGTCGGAGTGACCGCTGATTGCAGCCACCGCGCCGCGGATGGCGGTGTTCAGCATATCCGCGACCCGTGCTTTACCCAGTTGCTCACCGATGGTCAGGGCCGCCAACGCCGGGTTCTGCAACACCCAGTTGTACTGGGCTGCCTCATACTCGATCGGTGGCGTGCCGGCGGCGACCTTCACCGCGGCGTTGAGCAACTGCGTCAGACGAGTCGCAGCCACGTCGCCGTTGCCGTAGACGTTGCGGCGGCGCACCAGATTGGCGATCAGCTTGAAGCTGGCCTTGATGTCGAAGTCGCCCTGCGCCGGCGCGTTCTGCAGAACGATGGTGCCGGCGGATGCCTGGTTGAATTTGTCGATCGCCTGGGCGACGGTTTCGGTCAGAGCCGTGTAGGTCTGCTTGTTGAATACAGCGAGATCGAAAGCCATGTGGCCTCCTTACTTGATCGTTTCGAGGTAGGCGACCTTCTCGGCCTCTGTCTTGCAGTCGGCGAGCGACTTGGCCGTGCTGCCGGAGGGCTTGCCGCCCGGGGGCGTTCCGCCGCCGGAGTGGCCAGAGCCCTTCAGGATCTGGTCGCGGTAGGGGTACTGGTCGACGAGAATCTCCAGCGCTTCATCGAAGTCGGCGGCCTCGCCGGGACGGGCCTTGCTGTACAGCTTGTTGCCGTGGGCGTCGTAGGCCACGACATTGCCGTCCTCGATCTTCAGGTGCTTACCGAACACGGACTGCACCATGTCGGCCGGAACAGCCAGGCGGTCGGCCACGAACTTCGAGCGGGAGAAGCTGCCGCCGATCTTCTCGGCGTAGAGCTGCTGCTCCAACTGCTCCGCGCGCGTAGTGGCCTCGGTCAGCTTGGTGTCGTAGGCCTTGCCGATTTCAGCCTTCACCTTCTCGATCTCGCCGGCATCCACCAGCTTCTTCGCGTCGAGGTTGGCGACGGTTTCCAGGGCTTTACGCGCTGCGGCCGGGTCCTCGATGCCTTCGAAGTCTTTTGCGATCTTCTCGGCCTTCTCCGCCCGCTCGCGGTGCTGCTTGGCCTCTCCGTTCAAGCGGGTGATGGTGGCTCGGGTACCAACCGCATCGAAAGCGATCTCCTTGCCGTCATCCTCCACGTAAACCGGCTTGCCATCCTGGACCTCGGCGTATTGCTTGCCATCGACTTCGACAGTCTTCAGTTTCATCTCGTCTTTCTCCGGCCATCCGGCCATTGCGATGGGCCATCCGGCCCGGAAGGCGCCCCGCTCCATCCGAAACGCAGGCATAAAAAAGCCCCGGACATTGCCGGGGCCTACACGAATTGGTGATCAGATCAGTCGGGCGCGTACAGCGACTTGAGTTGCGCCAGGCTCAGCGGGTTGCCCCGCTGTTCCAACAGGTCGCTCAAGGTGATGACGCCTCGGCGCCAGAGGTCGGCGCGGCCGGGCCCCAGCTTCTCGTCCTGGAAGGCCTTCGACTTACCCTTGAGCCATGTCTCGAAGTTCAGACTGGCCGGCACCTGGCCGTCCATCGACGCCCGGGTACTCTTCACCTCGTCGACGTCGATACCTAGCTCACGCATCGTCTTGAGCCAAGGCAGAGTGGTACTGCGACACCCCCAGTGCCGCGGGCAACCTTGCTTGTACGGCAACGAGTGCCCCACAGGCCTGAACTGCAGATCCCAAGTCTTCTGGTCGTAGACCATGCAGATTTCAGTGGTGTGCGAGTCCAGGGTGCTGAGCTGGCGATACCCTTTCACCGGGCCATTCTCGCCAGAATTGGCCTTGTAAACCTCCATCCTGGCGCCATTGGCCACCGCTTGGGCGCTGTTGTGGACCAAGGTCCGAGCCGCGCGCTTGCTGACATCCATGAAGCCCTTCACCGGCGGTTGGTCGCCCCGAGCCCGGCGACCGACGATCTGGGTGACCATCTGTTCCGTGGTCTCGCCGTTCACGAAGCCATTGCGCACCACACCAGCGAACCGGAACGACACATCCGCAGCCTGCTTGAGCCACCATTGCTTGGTCGGCGCCCCCTCGATGAGCGTATTCGCAACCACAGCGCTGAGTCGGTTCTTGCCGACGCCGAGCATGATTGGCCGGCTCACCAGGCTGTTGACTGAGCTCGACGCGAAGCCTCCTTCGATGACCGCGAGTTGCCGCAGATTGGCATCATGCGCTGCAGCGATCTCGGTGTACTGCGCCTTGATTGCCTTAGCCGCCTCGTCGAGGATCGCGTTGACCTCCTTGACGTTCTTCAGCGGCAACCGGCGGCCCCGCAGCAGCTTCACCAACTCCTCGGCGAGTTCGGTGATCTTCTCCTCGACTTCCTTCGACATACCCGCCGTGGTCCTGATCAGATCGATACCATGGTCGGTATACAGCTCCGCCAGCAGCACCTCCAAGCGAGTCATATCGCAGGCTCCTGGTTGCGGATCCGCTCCTGCTCCGACTCCCAGTCCAGGTCCTCGGCAAGCATGCCGCGGCGCTGGGCCTCGTTGAACAGGGTCTGGTCTGACAACGAGCCGCCATCACGCATACGCTGTAGCACGCCCATGGTCTCGGCCGGAGCGTAATCCGGGTCGAGATTCGGCTGGAGCTGCACGGTGCCGCCCTCGGCGCGGTTGTTCAGTGCGAGGGAGAAGTACGACAGGAACAGCACTAGGCTGTCCTGCAGGCCCTGGCACATCATTGCCAGTTTGCTGGTCTCCTTCGCCGATTCCTCGCCAGACTGCTTCGCCGTCATGACCTGGGTGGACTTCTCCACCAACTTCGCACCGGCCTGTCTCATCTCCTCTTGCAGTGAGTCAAGCTGTTCCCGCGCGGTCTTGATGGCGGCGCCGGTGTGCTCGACGTACTTCATGTCGGCTTCCCGAGGCAACTTCACAGCGGAGCGCGCACCGATGGCCAGTTCGTCGCCGGAGTCGACGCCAGTCATCACCAGGATCGGCACGCAGGCGACATCAACCAGACTGTCCAGGGAGGACTGGAGCCACCAGTGCTTCGCCACCAGGTGGGCGAGTTCGAGCAGCGGTGGCTTCGCCGTGAGGAACCCGGTACGCGCGGTGTAATACGGCACCAAGGGGATGAAGCCGAGCGTGTTCGGCGTGTCCGACACCATCTCCCACCCGTCCTTTCCCTCCTCGAACACTCGATGCCGGTGGGGCTCGATCACGCGGATCTGCTCAACGGATTCGTCGGTGAACTCGTCCACCTCCTCCACCCGGCACGTCCGGAAACGGAACTGGGTCAGGCTGTCGACACCAGCAACCTTTCCGGTCTTCCATCCCAGCACCTGGCCAGGCTCGATCAGCACCCCATAGGGCCTGAAGCCTGCCTGTTGCTCGGCTTGCCGTGTGTTCGGCAGATCCTCTGGCCGTTGCGGTATCTCGACCAGGGCGAACTTCAGGCCATACTCCAGCCCGCCGCGGAACCAGTCCTGGGCGAACACCTGCAGATCACGTCCCTCCGTATCCACGTCGGTCAGCAGGTCGGCGATCTCCTGCGGCACGTCATCACCGATCACGACCGGCTTCGCAAACACCCGCCCCACCATGGCGCCGACCGTTTCCTCGAACGCGGGGTGCAGCGTCGCCAGCTTCAGCCGCGCTTCATAGTCCTCCCTCGTCTCGAGCTGCCGCTTGGGCAGATACGCCTCCCCCGCTTCGCGCATGGCCGAGGTGCCGCCCTTGATGCAATCGACCAGCTTCCAGTGCTCGCGCATCTCCTCGACAGCGGCGCAGCACTGGCAAACGGAATCGCTCATGGTCAGAACCTCAGGGTGGTAACAACGGCCGCAGGTCGCTCGACCGGGAATTCCTTGTGAATGAAGTAGCCCGCCGCATCGTTGGGGTGGTCGATGTCGGCGGACTTGTCCGGCTCACCGTTGGTGCCCCACACCTGCTGCTCGAGGGCGTCGGCATAGGTAGGGCACCGGTCGGGGTTGACCCGATACCGCCGCTCGCCCTTGGCGTTGCAGAACATGGCGTTCATGGAGTTGATCCGGTCCTTGACCGGCGGGTTGGCGGCGGGCGCCGAGACGACGAAGCCGGCCTGCTTGAGCAGCGCGATATCGGTCTCGCTGGCCCGGACGGACTTGCGAGAGTCGCCGGAGGCGTCGGGGTAGATCCTGATCTGACGTGTAGGGCGATATTCGCCGTCGGCGTACAGCCAGAACCGCTCCTTGATCTGGCGGATCATGTCCGGGGTGTCGTACCCGTTGACGATCTCGTCGACCGCGTGCGGCAGGCCCAGGCGCTTCACATGCACGACGGCGGCCATCTTGCCGACGTTGAAGTCCATACCCACGTATATCGGCTCGCCTGGCTGAACCGTCTCCTGCGAGGCGTTGAGCGCGCGGTCGTAGGCGGTGTAGATGGTGCCCGACGTCAGGTTGACGAACTGGCCGCGCAGGTACGCCGCGATCAGTTGCGGCGGGTACGACTCCATCAAGGAATCGATGTAGTCGTCCGGCAGGTTCGCCTCGTTGTCGTAGGTGCTGGCCTGGACCAGGCCATACAGGTCCTGCAGGTGCGGCTTCTCGCGCAACTGCTTCACGAACTGCTGGAAGACGAACTTGAAGCCTTCCGGGGTGGTGGTGACGTCGACGCGGTTGCGCAGGCCGTCCACCTTGTACCGCATCCTCGCGATGATCTTGCGCCAGGCCTGCTGGGCCTTGATCAGCGACAGTACGTCGAGCTCGTCCACCAAGGATCGGCCGACCTTGAAGCCAACGATGGTCTGCGGCTTCTCCATGGAGCGACAGATGATCGTCGTGCGGTAGGCGCTGCCGCTGTAGAGGTGAACCTCGTGGTTCGCCTGGTTGATCCTGGTCCGCAGCCCCCAGTCGAAAGCCACCTCCTCCATCGTTGGGTAGAAGATGTCGCGGATCTGGGCGTAGGTCGGCGCGAAGTAGCCGGCGTTGATGCGCGGCCACTCCCAAGCGTGCTGGGCGAGGCCTGAGCAGCCGACCCAGGTCTTGCCGGAGCCGAACCCGGCCACGAAGCCGCAGAACTTGTGCGGAAGCGCCAGGAACTTCGCCTGGGGCCTATTCAGCGTCGGCATCGCGCACCCTCGCATCGATGATTGTCACCGCGACGCTGGTTGGCGGCGCTTCTTCCTCAGGGTTCTCCAGCAGCTTCAGCTCGGCGCGCTTCTTCGCCACGTCCAGTCGCTTCAACTCAAGGTCCAGCGCAGCCGACTCGGTGCCGACATGACGGCTCAGCAGCTCCAGGTTGCGGAGCTTGTCCGGCCACTTGACCTTGCGGAGCACGCCAGCGATGCGGCGGTCGTCACCGCGGCCCTCGAACAACTCGGCGATCTCGATGCCGGACAGGAACTGGCGCCAGGCCCGGGGCCAATCGCGGATCGACCGGAACGAACCGTCGTCCTCGAGGATGTCGAGCACGTCCATCTCGTCGATCTCGCGGAGCCGCCGGATCACATAGTCGGCCTCGACCTCGGTGCGCTTCGAGCGCTCGGCCATGGCGGCCTGGATGGCCTGGGCGACCTCCGGCCGCTGGAGCAGTTGATAGCCAATCTCCGTCGCGCGCCGGGTGCTGTAGCCGGCCCGAATCGCGGCCTGCGTCGCGTTGAGGTCAAGTAGGTACTCGTCGACGAACAGGCGCTGTTTCTTGGTCAGCGCCATGGATCACCTCAACTGAGCCTCAGGATGGGCGCGATGTTGCCCTTGTTGCGGTAGACCAGCACCAGCAGCACAACCAGGACCGCCAGCAGGTAGGGCGATATTGGCGTCACGTGGCGCGCCATCAGCACAGCCAGGCTTATCGACAGCGCCTGCATGCCGGTCCCAGCGGCGAGGATGTACGCGCAGAGCGAGACGCCGAACCGGTACGTTGCACCGTGGCGCTGGTACGTGAAGATGCGGCAACTGATAGCGCCGCAGACGGCCGCAGCCGCCAGGGTCACCAGGTCAACCATCTTTCCGGCCTCCGATCATGCCGACGATGCGCTGCAGAACGATCTGGAGCCATGCCGGCGCGCGGCCACCGATCATCCAGTCCAGCACGCCGATCAGGATGGTGACGATCAGCGCGGCGGTGACCAGCGCGGGAAGTCCGGAGAACTGAGTCGCGCCCCGTCCGACAGCCTCGGTGGCTGCGTAGTAGCCGCCCACCCAGGACGCCAGCAGGTAGCCGAGGCGCCTGGCGATGGTCAGGTCGTGAGCCCAGAGCACGAACAGCAGCGCGCCGGCGAACCCGCCGATCACTGCATTGACGTCTACTCCGGGGATGATCGCGGTTGCAGTGAGCCCGACGGCGCCGGCTGCTGCTACTGCTCCGCTGCTCGTCGGTTCAGCCATGTGGTACTCCAGATGCAGAAAAGCCCAGGCAATGACCTGGGCCTTGTCATAGGTCGGACGATTCTGGCCCTGTGCTATCGTTTCGCTTCCACACTAAACGACGGTCAAGGAGACCAAAATGTCCGAAATCGTAAATCCGTCGAGCTCATCCTCTGGGGCAGCTCTTCAAGTCGTAATCGAGTTGATTCGCGCCGGTCAACTGAAGGTTGGAGCAAATGGCCAAGAGGCGGCAGCAATTATCGCCACCTACGACCAGATATTTGAGCACTTCAGGGACCTCGGAAGGAAGCCGACTCGAACACTCGGAAGCTAATCGTCAACCTTCTCCAACTCACGATATGCAGCTCTGACGGCCCGCGCGCACTCCACTGCAACGTCCGTCAGACTGTATCGATCGCTACCGGGCAGAACCTTCGCCAGAACTTCGCGCAATGCCTCCATCTCAGCCAGGGAAGCTGCCTCGCGCGCAAGCGAGAAATCGAGGGGCTCTTCGTTCATTCTTCTCTCCTGAAAACGAATTCTGACAAGGCCGCCGAAAACGAAAAAACCCGGCGCCAGGGCCGGGTTTTCGGGGGAATTTTTTGATTGGGTGCTACTTCGCAAACTGGGAAAATACTCCCAAATCTCTTATCAAAATGTCAAGCGGCGTCTCGTTGGGCGGCAACGACCTGCGCCACCGGCACCAGCGCCTGGGCGTCCAGCCGATTGAGCTCCTGCATGAAAATCTCCCAGATCGCCGCCCAGTCACGTTCCCAATTGGCGGCGTACAGTACGAACCCCGGCCAGTCCGCCAGGAACTGGATTACCTTGCCAGGCCACCACTCCTCCCGGCCGTTGACCATGTCCTTCCACGAGTGCATCGCCGCCAAGGCCACCCAGTAAGCGACCTCCTGGCGGGGCTTGTTCATCTTCGGGAGATCCGCCGAGAAGTACAGGAAGGACTGCGCGCGGTTCTGGTCGACCCCGTTCGCCAGCGGCGAGTACAGGAAGTGGCCGAGGTGCTGCAGTGGCGCCGGAAGCGTGCTGATCGCATGCATCACCTTGCCGGCGGCGAGCATGTGCTGGCAGCGGTTCAGGTTTCCCGCGGCCCGCCCTGTCCGCGTCTCGTAGGCGGCGATGATCTGGGAGTCGATGGGGAACAGGCCCTCCGGCTCCTTGCTCTCGCCCTGGTACCCCTCGGGGAAGCGGGCCACCAGTTTCTTGCGGCGCTTCGCCCTGGTCTTCCGTGTCGCCTCTTCGGCATCTTCGATGGCTTTCGCCATCACCGACGCGCCCGGGATGTGGTACGCGTCCTGCCAAGCCTGGCGCGCGCTGATCAGTCTCATTTCGACTCTCCCCTGTAGTTTCCTGTAGTCACTGCTCGCCCTCGAGGAGAGGGACGACTTTCACTCGCACGCCTGGCGTTTCGCCGTAGCGCTTCCCCACCACCGCCTTCACGACCTGGACGTCGTCCTTCCAGACAACGCCGTTCAGGCCGTCGTAGATGGCCTTCTGGACGTTATCCAGGTCCGGTTTCTTGGTCGGGTGCAGTTGCCCGGACAAGGCCAGGGCCTTCCGCTTTTTCGACATCGATTGAGGGATGCTCAGCGCGATGTCGAGTTCGACCAGCACTGGGCCCTCGAACAGCGCGCGACCTGCCATGGCTTGCTGTCCGCTGTGTGCGATCAGCCCCTCGTAGTTCGCCGTCTTCGCCGGAGTGAACATCCTGACGTGGGCGCCGACGCGACCGATACGCGGCCTCCCCTTCCCCACCGGCTCGCCGGGTACGGTGAACATCACCGGGCGGAAGTCATGCATCACGGCGCACCTCCGGCGCTTTCCGGCGCATCTTGGCCAGCAGCAGTTCCCGCGCCTGGGCGCCACTGAGACCATCCAGCCCCTGGGCCTGCATCCGGTGGAGCAGTTGCTGCTCGGCAAGCTCATCAGCGCGCTGCAGCTCCGACTTCTGGCTGTCGAGGCCAATCGCCTTGGCGACCTTTCCGTCCAGCGGCTCACCAGCCTCGAGGCGTCGGACCACTACGGCATAGTTATGCTCGAACTCAGCGCGAAGTCGCTTGTCGCCGTACTGGGCCCGACGAAGCTCGAACAGGCCTGTGAGTTCGGCAGCCACCTTCACGACCTTGTGGCTGTAGCGCTGCTCCAAGGCTTCGTACCAGGCGCCCTCGGCGCTCGGCAAACCGTCGATCTTGCGGCATAGCCGCAGGAACTCCTTGAGGCTCGGAGGAAAGTCCTGATCCAGCACCATCCGCTGGAGGCCTCGGTCGACCTGCATGTCGCTCAGGTGCTTGATACCGGTCAGCCAGACTCGCTTGGCGAGCGTCTCCGCACGACGTTCCCCGTAGTGCTTCTCGTACCAAGCCGGATAGCTGGTTTTGAGGGTGGCGAACACGCGCTTCACCGCCCTGCGCGCCTGGGCGTCAAGTTCGACCAGATTCTCGATCTGCGGCTCACCAGTCGTCGTCGTGGAGGATGTCAACAGCGTTGCGCGAACGTCGTGCAGCGGGTCGCTGACGTGCTTGGGCGTTTCGTCCGTCGGTTTGCTCATGGCGGTGCTCCGCATGCGGTGCTGTTGCCATCCGGTGGCGCTCCAGCAAGAGTTCATCGAGAAAATTTCGGTAGTACAGGGGGGAGTCAGGCGGGGCGCCGAGCTTGGCTTCGGCGATCTCCATTGCCGCGAGCATCTGCTCCGCGGTGACACCGCGCTCGACCCAAGAGGCGAACAGCGGCATGGTCCTGGCGGTCTGCACCGCGTGGATCTGGAATCCGCGCTCGCGGATGAAGAACTGGCACCACTGTCCCGCAGTGGCCGGATCAGCTGGGCATTCGCGCACGCACGCGTTAGGTACGGTACGGTTATTACCGGATACCGGAGGTGTGCCCACTTTTTCACTTTCCCCCCCTCCCACATATCTGCCCTCTTTTTCCGGGAAAGCCGCGTAGTTACTGGGCTCTGACCCTTCCACATAACTGCCCGCTTCATCTGCCCACTTAGTGCCCACTTTTTTTCGGACGGATTGATCCCGTGAAGCCTTCGGCAACTCAAAAATCAGGCGCCTTTCGGCCAGATTGGGGCCTACCAGACCCACCTTCTGCAGCCAGACCAGCGCCCGCCGCAGTTCCTTTTCGGAAGGCTCGCCGCCCTTGATGCCTTGGTGCGGCTCGACGTAGAGCTCCTCGGCGATCGACTTCCAAGAGATCCCTCGCCGCTCTCCGACAATGCCTGTTGCGAAGTCCATGAACGGACGTAGGGCGAACACGTAGATCTCGCGGGCAAGCATGGGTAGGCCGCGGAGCGCCTCCCGCTCCTCGTCGTTGATCTGGAAGGACGGCACGGCTACCCCTGAACAAGGCGCGGCCGGCGCATCTGATCAATCATCCGCAGCGCCTCATCGGTCGCCGCCCTGGATTCGGAGAGCTCCCGGTGGGCCTCCTGCAGTTCCTGGTCATCAGCGCCGTCGACGAGGTTGGCAACAGCCTGCTGCGCCTCACCGTTCTCCTTGATGAGCGTCCGGAGCATGCAGAGCACCTCCGGTCGTTGACCGGCATCGCCGCCGATCAAACGTACCGATACGCCCAGCGGCGTCAGGATGTCGCCCAGGGCCTGGACCTTCAGGTCAGTCGGCAGCGCGGCGAGGATGCTGGGTACGAAGTTCGCCGGCACCAGGTTGGTGTCCTTGGTGCCGTCGTCAAGCCAACGGAACACGCGGTCGGCGTTGACCTTCATCCGCTCGGTTGTATCGCGCGTTGGCGGGTCGAAGATGATGCCGGTGACCAGCGCTCCCTGGATGCGCTCGTGCGCCTCCACGATGTGCTGGACGACGGTCTCTCGGCTCCACCCCTCTCGGCGGCGCCATTGGTTCACCACGCCGAGCAGCGTGGAAATCAGGGTGTGCGACTCATTCCGCATGCACTGCGTCTCCCACACGGTTACGATCATTTCGCAATGACGCACGGATGAACGCGCTATCCCTGGCTCCCCTTACAGCGCGATGGCCGAGGAGGCTGAAAACTTGAAAATCGATCGCACGATTCAGAAAGCCGTTCTGGACCGCTTGGCGGACGCGTATCCCAATCCGGTACATACCGATGGGCTCTCCGACCTCTTCGACGACACCAAGATGCTCACCGCCTGCTGCGCCTACCTGCACGAGCACGGCCTGGCAAGGGCAAAAATCTCGGAATTTTTGAGTGAAGGCCGCGAACTGCTGTACGCGGAAATCACAGCCAAGGGGATCGACTTTCTGGCAGATGACGGAGGCCTGAGCGCAATCCTGGGGCCGGTGACGATCAAGTTTCATGAGGACTCTCTCCGCCAGATGATCGAGCTACGTCTCGCCACTGCGAGTGATCAGCAGGTGACGCCGGAGGAGAAAACCCAGCTTGTTCAAGCGCTTCGAGGACTGCCCGCCGATTCCATAAAACACCTGACAACGCGACTACTGGACCTGGGCATGGACAATCTGCCTCGAGCAGTCGAGATAGTTCGTACGTTCCTGTCGTGACGCCCCCCACCTCCTCCGTTGAGGCCAGCGTGAAATGGAGGAACCCGATCCGGGGTCCACGGCTGGCGTGTAGTGGTGTGCAGAACTGGTCAGGCAGGATCTGGGCGGTAACGCGGAGGAACAGCTCAGTGCTGGCCGACCCGCGGCGATTGGCGAGCATTACCAGGCCAAGCTGGGACTGCGTGAAGATAGGGCCGCCTGCCCCCCTGCCGAGTCCACCATTCCGGTTGGCTGTCATGTCAGGACGCCCATTTCTGATGCCCTTGGAAAGGAAACGGGCGGAGCTCTTCAGCAGTGAAAGTACCGTCATCATGCTCCGTAACGAACACCGCACGACCGACACGTAGCGCTTTGCTGATTGCAGGTGGAGTAATTCCAAGGAGCCTGGCGGCCTCGGCCTGGCCTTTCTCGGTAGCAAATTCCTCAAGGGGAATCTGTTTCATTGGGTGCGTCTCCGCAGTTGCAGATGGCACCAATAATTAACCATCGGTTAGTTTTTATCAATACCGATGGTTTCTTCCATTGTGTTAACCGCTGGTAAACACTTGCCGCATGACGAAGAAACGCGCCCTTCCTCCAGACCGAATAGCCGAATGCACCGCGGCGCATGAGCTTTTTCTGGCCAAAAAGAACCAGCTCAAGCTCAGCCAGAAGAAAATTGCTGAGATGGCGGGCATAACCCCCGCTGCTGTCAACCTTTACTTCAAGGGAATCAACCCCTTGAACGCTCAGTTCGCTGCTGTCCTGTCCAGGGCGCTTGGTGAGCCGGTCGAGCATTTCAGCAAACGCTTGGCCAAAGAAATCGCTGACATGGCTAGTGCCGTTCAATCTCCCTCAAGTCAGGGCTCATTCTCCTCAGGTAACAGTGGCGAGCATGCAGATCGCGCTGAAGCACTGATGGATTTCGCATCTCCGCGCACAAGAACAGTTCTTGAGCGCATCAACCAGGCTGCACGGGACGGGCGCCTCTCGGAGGCTGACCTAGATCTTCTAGACCAAATAACAGCGCGCTTCGAGCACGTCAGTGACCAAGATACCGTCAGCCAAGGAAGCCACAAACGCCTAAGGGATAGGCTGCAGAACGATGATTCACACCCTAAGCAGTGACGCATTTGCAGGGGTGCTGAAGGCGCCAAAGGTTACCGGCCTCAGCCCCCTTTTCCGCGCAAAGATCCGCGTGAATGGCGATAGCGTAAGGTGCTATGTCAAGCCCCTGCCGGACATGCTTGACTGCCCGGTACGGCGCACGCCAGTCAATAACCAGGAAGTGATCAGCGAGGCGCTTGGCTACGTTCTTGCGAAGGCATGCGGGTTCAAAGTGCCAACGGTTGCCGGCATCATCTTGCTTGAACAGGAGCAGATCCCGGAGTCAGCGCTTGCTGGACTAAGAAGCCTCGGGCGTGGGCGCCTACAGCCAAACTACTTCTGCTGGTTCACAAAGGATATGGTCTACCCGAACCTGGTCCAGAAGCACATGCAAGGCGTGCAACTCGAATTTCTGAAACAACGACGGTTGCGGCGACTCGTTAAGCATCTGGCAGAGGCAGAGGATACGCCGAAGGTCGTCGCCTTCGACGATTGGCTTCTGAACTCGGATAGGCACCCTGGCAATCTACTCGCCAGCAACGACAACTTGATGCTGATTGACCATGGACGCATCTTTGTTTATCCGAACTGGCAGCCTGGCACCATAGGCTCGCTGGGGTCCGGCCATCAGCCCGGTAATCGGTTGAGGAACTTCATCGATTCTTACGAGCCGAATTGGAGTGCGAAGCTACCCAAGAAAAGCCAAATGATCATGGCATACAACGCGTTTGCCGTTGGCTTTAGAGACCGCGGAGAAGGAGCGGCGCGCGCCGTGCTGGCTGAGTTCTTCGACAACATCGATATCGACGCTATCATCCACCTGCTGCAATCGCGGCATGACCCAGCAGCATACGCCAAAGAATCCGGCATGGTCCTATGAGCAATCTTGCAAGACTACGTGATCGCCTGAGCGGGGCCGAACAGCCGGTTGTCAAGGGTGTGTGGCGTCCCATCAGTGCGTGCCTGGATGAAGACACCGGCGAATACCTCAATGTCGGGGTGTTGTTCCAGTATGCTGGCAAGGTTGAGGTACGAATGCTTGATACGTTCGAGCGCATCAAGTGCCTCTACGGCAATCGCATCGACCTTGCCAGCCTCAGCCATCTGATGGTCGATATCGAAGACACGATCCGGCTTCACCATGCCGACCTACCAGATGAGTTGAGCGATACGATACGCCTAGGCCAGTCGCTGTATGCAGCGGGCACTGATGCTGAAAGCGTGGTCGACGAGTTCTTCTTCGATGTCGTTACCCTGGGCATGCCCACCGAAAAGCAACGCAATCATAACTTCCGCTATCGCTCCAATCACAAGGTGCGTGAGACTCTCTTCGAGATCATGCGCGAGAAGATGGCGCTCGATGCTGAACGCATTATCTGCTCAGAACCGTATCGGCTGAGGTTAAACAATAACGCGACCATCGACGTAGACATCCCTCTTCTGAACGAGCGCGCGGCCGGCGCGGTGGTGTCCGCCTGGTACAAAAGCCCTCTGGTGGTAGAGAACAACCTCCTGCAGGCAGCATCTGACCTGCTACTGATTACCAGCAATTCGGATCGAAAGCTGTCCTCAATGTCCGTGCTGATGCCCCAGGAATCTAGTGGGATGACTCGTAGCGAATTCACTAAGCACCAAGATGCAACGCGGCGTCAGCTTGATCGATTTCAGCGATCCGGTATCGACGTGATCGAGGCGCCGTCAAGCGATATCCTTGCGAATCGCACCATTGAGTGGTGGAAGGCAGTGGCCTAACCCCACCTCAGCCCCCTCCAAAGAGCCCGCTTCATGCGGGCTTTTTCATGCCTGGAGAAAATAAATTAACCATCGGTATTGACGAAAATATTTACCGATGGTTAATTTAATACACCAGCAGCACACCGCTGGCCAGGCCACCGAGCCGCGCTCTTTCACAACCTGCGCCATGAACAGCTAGCCGCAACGCGGCGAGGCAGCCCCGGCCATCACCCGTGGGGCGACAGAAAGTCGGGTGAGCAACATCAACAGCAGAACGCATCGCCTCTGCGGCGACCGGCGATCAGATAGGTGCTGAGGCAACACCTACCAACGCGATGGCGACCCTTACTCAGGGCGACCAGAGACGGCTGATCGAGGACGAAATGCCCGAACCGTGCGAACGACCCGCATGCGATGCGCTCCGCCACCCCGGCGGTAATGGGCAAGAATCTGGCTGCGCCGCGCGGCAATCGGCGCTGCAGTCAGTGGATGACATCGAATAGGAGCTGATAACTGCCGCCAGTAACGGGGTTCAGCTCTCGGTATACCGGTCTGTCTTGCGCAAGCCGGGAATCAACGGCTCTGCTCACTTCCGGCTTAGCCGCCAGGAACATTGCCAATGAGGCGGCCTCAGCGGGTCCGGCGACCGGTGCCATAGCACCCAGACACAGTGTGATGGTGAATTCGATTGAATCCTGAAACTGCATGGACTCGCTCAACGCTCAAGAGCCGGCGCAATTGCAGAATCCTATTCGCTAAACCAACGCCACGTCCTGGAGCGAGCGTCGCCAAGAGCGCTTCCGCCTCCAAAATCTGCTTTTCAAGCTGCTCGATACGCTGTTTTGAAGTCTCGCGTTTGGCTTTCTTCTTCGTTTTTTTCATGGGCTCCCTCCGTAGAGACGGAGATTCGCGCCTAATGGAGAGAAAAACAACATCCGCCTCCCCAGTCCGCAGCGGTATGGCTCGGAGAGGTCCCGGATCGTCAGGGCTAGCGCCGCAAAGTCAACGAACACCAGCACGAAGGCCTATGAAAATAGGCACCGGTATCTGTAACGATGCTAAATCTTCCTGCCCTACCAATCAGTGACGTAGATACTCTGAGCTTCACCAAAACGCATTATCTCCCGCTCAAACTTCATACCGACGCGATTAAGTAGGCGGATTGATGCATCGTTCTTGCTTTGCGTTTCAGCAATCACCCTCTTCAACGCCAAGGTGTCACTTGCATACTGCAACGCAAGGGTAACTGCCTCAGTCGCGTACCCCATCCCACAGTGCTCTGGAAGCAACGCGTAAGAGACTTCTACGTCATTACCATCATGATGAGTATCTAACGAGATTACACCTGCAAACTGCTCGCCTTGCCTTGTTCTGATTGCCCAAAATGGAAGCTCTCTCTCGATTGAAACTTCTACCTGAGCTCGCCGCACCGCAACCTCCCGATCAACGGGACCTCCTAAATAGGCACGCACGTCTGGATTGGTGTACAACTCCACCAAGTCGGAAGTATCTTTCTCTTGAACAGCGCCAAGATAAATACGAGATTGCATAAATACCTCATGAGAAAACCCATCATCTTTTTCTATTTATACTAAATTTCTTGATCGAGGACTATCTGGTAGGAGCCTCGAACGAATCTCGATAGGCCTTGAAAGCCTCTATCGCATGCTCATTTCTATTATTTCCGTCAGAGTCATCGAGCATCCTTTCCTCTGGCGTCTTGCCTCCATAGTAGTCTTCGAACCAACCGAAGTACTGCAATCTGATAGAGCCGGGGTGAAACTTACTATCAAGCGCCTTCCACCAAGTCAAACAGGCTGGGCAAGGTGGAAGCTCCGTGAAGCATATAATTGTTCGGACTCCTCGCGCATAGAGTTCTTTTCCGATAGGGCCGGGAGAATTCTGCATGCCAAGTATCATTATATTGGTAAGCGGAGGCTCCCAATTGGCCCTAACACATCGCTCCAAGGCAACCCGCTCGCTGTGGAGCCCAGCTGATCCAGCTGGGGTGCTTGAAGCCTTATGGTCTTTTCCAATTCGCGTATTGTTATTATCAAGCAACCTTATTGCGCCGAAACATTTTCCCAACCTAATATCCCCCGACCTTCCACGACCTTTTCGTGCTTTATAAGCGACAACATCAATCCCACGAAAATCAACGCCCTCAACATCGAGCGGCTCGAAGCTAATCGCCATATCGACAACCTCCCTGTTGTGCTCGCGTCAATATATACGCACCAACTCAGGGATTCAGTGTAGTCATACTCAAGACCACCCATAGAACAAAAAACCAGCAGCATAATTCTCATTTGAAATAAATCCCTTTCCCCCTCCCGCTTGCAGTTTCCAATGCGGGCGACCGACCTCTACCACTGCGAACCGAGATAGATCGGTTGCTCTCGAAATCCCTCGAACGGAGTTACGCCATGTTGATCTTGACCCGCCGACCCGGCGAAACCCTGCATATCGGCGACAACATCACCGTCACGGTCCTCGGCAGCCAAGGCGACCAGGTGCGCCTCGGCATCACCGCCCCGGACGACGTCGCCATCCACCGCTCCGAGATCTACCAGCAGATCGGCAACGTCCGACCGGTGCCGCCGGCGGAGCTGGTCGAGGCCTGGAACCGAGAGCACCCGGCGCCAGCGCTGATCGAGTACCGCCCGTACCGCGGGGCCGAACCGCAGCGCACCCGCACCGTCGGCCGGGCCAGCGTGTCGCTTGGCGGGGCGGCGGTTATCTGGATCGAAGGGCAGTCGGCGCCGGTCGCGTTGCGGGCCTGCACGGCAATCTGAACAGGAGCGCACGATGCGACGTGTCATGACTATGAAGGTGGTGTGCGACAGGAATGGTCGGCGCACGGGTTACGAAGAAAGTGGCGAAGCACTCTTCCACCAGTGGGGTGTCGACTTCGAAGAGTTCGAGACTGGGGCGGGCAACTACACCGTTGCTGTCGTTGAGCGCCCCGGAGGCACCGTTGAACTCCTGCAGCCTCACCTTATCCGGTTCCTCGACAAGGCGCCGGACTTCCCCGATATGGAGGACATCACCATGTAGCCCAGCCCCAACGGCAGATCGCCAACATGCGGTCGAGCCTGCACCCAACCGCTTTCACATAAGGCGGTGCATGTAAGTGGAGACAGGGCGCTTGGCGGCGCCCTTCTCTTTCCTGCTCCTGGCTCGGCCAGGGCGCAGCGGGGAGTGATTTGAATGCGTAGGTCGATGCGCAATGGGACGTGGCTGACTCATGAGGATGGCTCAAGCAAATAAGCCAGCTCGATGCCGCCTAAGAAGCGCCTTACGCCGGAGATCGACACCGGCCAGATCACTCCCCGCTGCGCATGCAGCGTTCCCCCTCTTTGCCCGGCTCCGGCCGGGCTTTTTTCAACCTCCATTCGAGAGCACCCGCCACGGCGCCCCACCGGGCACGACTGCCGTGTGCCTGGGTGCTGCCGAATGCAGGTGAACCACGGAGAGCATCCCGATGTGGACATACCGCGAGCGCCGCAACCGCGCGGCTATCAGCAACGCGCAACTCGCTTACGACCGTGCCGTCGACCCGCTCTGGGACCAGCCGGACCCGGAACCAGAGCACGAGGACGAAGAGCAGGAGGACGACGATGGCCTTCAGCAATGAACGCGCGGTTCGGATGATTGAGGAAGGCATCACGGCCATGCGCCGGTCCCACTTCCCGCGCCCCGAACAGAGCTTCCTCCACGGCCAGATCGAACTGGCCTACGCAGTGGACTTCATCGACACCCGCCTCTACGACGACATGCGCCGCCGGCTCGACGCCGCAGCGGATTCGCGCTGGGCAGAACTCAGGAGCACGAACACATGACCACCCGCCCCGTTCGCTCGATCATCGACGACCAACTCGACGATATCGAAGAGTTTGCCGGAAAGAGCATCCGCCAGGCCGTCGAGTTGGCCAACCGCCACGGCTACCACAACCCGCTCTTCGCCAACATCTGCGGCGACCTCTGCGTTCTGCGCTTCCGGCGCAACCCCCGCCTTCACGCAACAACCACCCTCACCCTGAAATGAGACCAGCCACATGACTGCAGCTCTCGCATCGGTCGGCGCGCTCGACCGCACCAAGTACCTCGGCGGCAGCGATGTCGCCGGCATCCTCGGCATCAGCCCCTGGCGCACTCCGTTGGACGTGTACCTGGATAAGGTCCAGCCGCGCACCGGTCCCGTCGACCCGGCGAAGCAGAAGATTTTCACCCGTGGCCAGCGGATGGAGCCCTACGTCATCGACCTGCTGGCCGAAGAGACCGGCCTGAAGATCGTCGGCCGCGGTAACCGCTACCGCGACCAGCAGCACGACTTCATGGCCGCCGAGATCGACGCGGAGGCCGCTAGCGGCGAGAACATCGAGATCAAGACGGTCAGCCCGTTCAAGGCAAAGGACTGGGGTGAGGTTCAGACCGATGCCATCCCAGTCCACTACACCGCCCAGGCCATGCACGGCCTGATGGTCACCGGCCGCCAGGTCTGCATCTTCGGCGTGCTGATCGGCGGCGACGACTTCCGCGTGTACCGCGTCGAGCGGGACGACGAAACCATCGCGGCGATTCGCGAGAAGGAGGTCGAGTTCTGGGGACGCATCCAGCGCCTGGATCCGCCTGAAGCAACCGCTGTCAGCGACATCCTCCGGCTGTTCGAGCGTGACGCCGGAACCAGCATCGAGGCCGATGGCAAGGTCGTGGAGGTGTTCAACCGCCTGCGCGAACTGAAAGCCAAGGCCAAGGGCCTGGAGTACGAGATCGAGTCCGCAGAGGAGCGCATCAAGCTCTTCATGCAGGACCACGCCCAACTCACGGTCAACGGCAAGTCGGTACTGACGTGGAAGTCCCAGACCACCAACCGCTTCGACCAATCCGCCTTCAAGGAAGCCCACCCCGCGCTGTTCGAGCAGTTCAAGAAGACCAGCGAATCCCGCGTTTTCCGCCTCAAGTAACCGGAGCCCAGCATGTCCGCAACCGCCCTGAAAGCCGCCGCGACCGGCAATGTCGCCAACAACGGTCAGTCGAAAACGCTGGCCCACCTGATGACTGACCCGAAGATCAAAGCCCAGATGGCCCTGGCGCTTCCGAAGCACATGACCGCCGACCGACTCGCGCGCATCGCGCTGACCGAGATCCGCAAAGTACCGGCCCTGGCGAAGTGCAATCAGGAGAGTTTCCTCGGCGCCGTGATGCAATGCGCGCAGCTCGGCCTGGAACCGGGTAACGCTCTCGGCCATGCCTACCTGCTGCCGTTCGGCAACGGCAAGGCGAAAGATGGCCTGTCGAACGTCCAGTTGATCATCGGCTACCGCGGGATGATTGACCTTGCCCGGCGCTCCGGCCAGATCGTTTCGCTCACCGCGCGCACCGTGCACCAGAACGACCAGTTCAGCTATCGCTACGGCCTCGACGAGGACGTCCAGCACGTTCCGGGAGAAGGTGAACGCGGCGTCATGACCCACGTCTACGCGGTCGCCAAGCTGAAGGACGGCGGCGTGCAATTCGAGGTCATGAGCAAGGCCGACGTCGACAAAGTACGCGCCACCAGCAAGGCATCCGGAAACGGGCCTTGGGTCACCCACTACGAAGAGATGGCCAAGAAGACCGTCATCCGCCGGCTGTTCAAGTACCTGCCGGTCAGCATCGAGTTGCAGACCGCAGTCACCCTGGACGAACGCGCCGACGCCGGATTGGACCAGGACAACGCGTCCATCCTCACCGGCGAATACAGCGTTGTTGACGACCAGGTCCCGGACGGCGTGAACACCGAGACGGGCGAAATCACCGAACCCGCCCCGGGCCAGCAGTCGGACACCGGCGAGCTCAATCTGGAGTAACCGGCCATGCGCATCACGAAACTCGAAATCACCAACTTCCAAGGGCTGCGTCATGCGGCCCTTGATGTTTCTGCGCCGGTGCTCCTGGTGGCCGGCCACAACGGCGCCGGCAAGAGTTCGCTGCTCGACGCCATCAGCCACGCCTTCACCGGTAAGCCCGGCCGCGTTGCGCAGAAGCAGCATATCGGCCAACTGATCACCGAGGGCGCCAAGAAAGGGGAGGCCCGCGTCGAGTGGCTGGACGATGCCGGCGAGGTGCAGGCCTGCGGGGTCGCGCTGCCCAGCGGCAAAGGCTCCCCGCTCGCCGACTCGCCGTTCCTGCCATACGTGCTCGACGCCAGCCTGTTTGCCGGCCTGAAGGCGGATGATCGCCGCAAGCTGCTGCTCAGTCTGACCGGCGCCAGCGCCAGCCCGGCCGAGGTCGGCAAGCGCCTGAAGGCCAAGGGCATCGACCTGGCGCTGTTCGAGAAGGTGAAGCCCCTGCTCCGTTCCGGGTTCTCCGCCATGGTCGGCCAGGCAAAGGACTACGCCAGCGAAGCGCGCGGCGCCTGGAAAGCGGTCACCGGCGAGAACTACGGCAGCGAGAAGGCGAACGGGTGGGAGCCGGAGGCGCCGCCGGTCATCGTCAGCGAGGAGGAACTGGAATCGGCGCGTGCGGAACTGCAAGCCACCGCCCAGGACCTGGACGAGGCCCAGCAGACCCTGGGCTCCAGCAAGCGCGCCCACGCCGACGCCCAGGCGCGGGCCAGCCGCATCACCGCTCTGCGCGAAACCGCAGCGCTGGCCGACCGGCGGCGCAACAAGCTGGCCACCGACGAGGCCAATCAGGACGAGTGGTCGGAGAAGGTCATGGCAGCCGAGGCCGCCGCCAGCGGCGAGCCCGCCCACCAGCCGCTGACCTGCCCTCATTGCCAGGGCGCCGTGGACCTGCAGGCCGGCCAGTTGGTCGCGCACCAGCCGCCGGCGAAGGTTGCCGATCCCGAGGCGGCGAAACGTCTGGAGGAGTACCGCGGGTATCTTGCCAGCGCTCAGCGGGCCGTCGCCAACAGCCAGCGGGACCTGAAGGAGAGCGAGGACGCCGCCGCGCAGGCCGCCGCGCTGGAAGCCGAAACCGCCAAGGCGCCCAGCGCCGAGGCGATCGCCAACGGCGAACAGGCGATCAATGAACTGCGCCAGGCGCGTGACCGGCAGCAGGCCAAGGTGCAGTCGCTGCAGGAAGCGTTCAACGCCGCCGCGCAGCGCCAGGACGTCATCAAGCAGGCCGCCGGCTTCCACGCCGAGGTCTGCGCCTGGAGCGCCCTGGCCGATGCCCTTTCCCCCACGGGCATCCCGGCGGAGATACTGGCCGATGCGATCAGGCCGATGAACGAGCTGCTGCAGCGCCTATCCGGCACCGCCGGCTGGTCGCCCGTGCAGATCAGCGCCGACATCGACGTCACGTTCGGCGGCCGGCTGTATGGCCTGCTGTCCGAGTCGGAGCGCTGGCGGTGCGACGCGACGCTGGCCCTGGCCATCGCGACGATCTCCGGCCTGCGCCTGGCGCTGCTGGATCGCCTCGACGTGCTGGATATCCCTGCTCGCACTCAGCAGGCGATGAAGCTGTTCCAGAGCCTGGCCGCCGGCGGCGAGATCGACACGCTGATCGTCGCCGGCACGCTCAAGGAACCGATGGCGAAGACGCCGGCCTGGCTACAAGCGGTCTGGATCGACGCCGGGCAACTCGCCGACCAGCAGCAACAGGCTGCGGCCTGACCCTCGATACAGCGCCCCACCTGGGGCGCTTTCTCTTCCAGCACGCACCGGACGCCGCCCTGTGGGCGATTCAACCATGCCTCGTGGGCCGCCCTGTCAGGCAGGGCGGCGTCCAGTGCCTGTTCACGGAGTACTGACGTACTTCTAGCGGGTCGCGTACAGCCTAACGACTCTGGGTGTTGAGAACCTCATAGTTACGATCTGCATGCGCCTTGGTTACCCAAGTGTTCTTTGTCGACCTGGCTTGAGCCTTGGATCCGCTCAAAGTTTGGACCACTCGTCCCACGGCCTTCGATGCAACAAGTGCAGCGCTTTCAACCTTTGTCGGAGAACCCCGATAGCCTGCGGCAGACCGAAAATGATTGAGGATGATGTCTTGCTGATAAGCAGGTGTTTGCTCTCCACCGATTGTTGATGCACCCACCGTCTCATACCGGTAATAGACCTTGGTGTCATCGAACACGATCTCGACGATTCTGAAGTCAGGCATCTCTCCTCCCTGATCCGGCCCCATGCCGGGCCTTCCAAATCTAACTCCAACGACATCACTGCGCCATCACGCATAGCGCAGTGCGTCCTCACGTTCGCGAAAAGGAACCCGCCGCATGATCAAGCGCACTCTCTACCACTTCCACTTCTGCTGCGGCCTGGGCGGCGGTGCCGCCGGTTTCAACCGGGCGCGCCCGCGGGTCGGCAACGTCGAGGCCGAATGGGTCTGCCTCGGCGGGATCGACGTGGACCCGGCCGGATTGCGCGACTTCGAGCGCCTGGCCGGTGTCCCGGGCACCCTGCTGGACCTCTTCACCCGCGACCAGTACGTGCGGTTCCACGGCAAGGAGCCGCCGACAGGCTGGCGGGAGGCCACCCCCGAGGATGTGCGCCGCGCCGCCCAGGGCAAGCGCCCGGACGCGGTGTTCATCTCCAGCCCCTGCAAGGGGGCCTCCGGCCTGCTGTCCGAGAAGTTGAGCCTCACCCCAAAATACCAGGCACTCAACGAATTGACTCTGCGCTGCATCTGGCTCATGGGCGAAGCCTGGGCCGATGACCCGGTGCCCCTGATCGTCTTCGAGAACGTCCCGCGCCTGGCCAGCCGCGGTCGGCACCTGCTGGACCAGATCAACAGCCTGCTCGGTGGCTTCGGCTACGCCGTGGCGGAAACCACTCACGACTGCGGCGAACTCGGCGGCCTGGCCCAATCGCGCAAGCGCTTCCTGCTTGTCGCGCGGCACGTCGAGAAAGTGCCGCCCTTCCTATACGAGCCAGAGAAGAAGTCGCTCCGCGCCGTCGGCGACATCCTCGGCCGCATGCCGCTTCCCGGCGACATTGAGGCCGCAGGCCCGATGCACCGCGTGCCGTCCCTGCAGTGGAAGACCTGGGTGCGCCTCGCCCTGGTGCGAGCCGGCAGCGACTGGCGCAGTTTGAACGACCTGGCCGTTGAGGACGGCTACCTGCGCGATCTGATCATCGTCCCGAAATATCAGGCAGGCTACATGGGCGTTCACGGTTGGAACGACAGCATGGGCACCATCGCCGGCCGCAGCGGCCCCACGAACGGGGCGTTCTCGGTAGCGGACCCGCGCGCACCGGCAAACGCTATGCAATACCAGCAGTACGGCGTCCGCCGCTGGACCGACACCTCCGGCGCCATCATCGGCGTCAAGTCGCCCGGCCAGGGCACGTACTCCGTCGCCGATCCGCGCGGGCAGAGCTTCGGCAAGTACCCGGTCACTGACTGGGACGGTCCGTCCGGCACCGTGATCGCCGCCAGCACCACCGGCCAGGGCGCTTTCGCCGTGGCTGATCCGCGCCACAGCGGCCCTGCCAAACACTCGAACGAGTTCCGCATCGTGCCTTGGAGCCGCCATGCACAAGCGGTTACCAGTGCCCACGGCACAGGGCAATGCGTCGAAGACCCGCGGGTGCTCAACCGGACGAAGGGAGACTCCTACCTCACCGGCGGCCACTACGGAGTGGTGGGCTTCAACCAGTCCGCCGGCGCAGTGTCGGCCAGCGCCAGGCACGACAATGGCCGGTGGAGCGTCGCCGACCCGCGCATGCCGGCGGCGAACGACCGGCTGACCTGCATCATCCAGTCGCTGGACGGCACCTGGCACAGGCCGTTTACCACCCTGGAACTCGCCGCGCTGCAGAGCTTGGTCGACCCCGAAGAGCAGTTGGTCCTCGACGGCCTGAGCGACAGCGACTGGCGCGAGCGCATCGGCAACGCCGTACCACCGGCCGCGGCCGAGGCCATCGCCGGCGTGATGGGCACCACCCTGCTGCTGGCCGAGCAGGGCGAGACGTTCATGCTCAGCAATACGCCCATCTGGGTGCGGCAGGTAGCGGTGGGGTTGAGTGTGGATCAGAAAGAAGAGCGGCCCTGAAAAGGGCCGCCGCAATAAACAGTTGCACTACAAAATCACTGGTGGATCCCGTTAGATTGGGGATTCCTCATCAGAGGCCAGGCGCTTCACGTCGTCCCGGGGGACAACGGCAAGAACCGACTTGAAAGGGCCGTAAACCACGTACTTGTCCCCTTCGACCTCGACCTTCACGGCCGTATCGTAGATCTGGGTGTGGCCATCGTTATCTTCAATTGCTACTGCCATTTGCATCTCCTTGCTCCGGCCCCATGCCGGGCTCCCGAACCTACCCCACTCCATGCCATTGCGCCAGCAGGCGAGAGGTACTCCTATGTCCGCAGAAAACAACAACTCCGCCATGACGACGAACCAGAACCACCCCGACGATCACCTCCTGATGTTCCAGGACGAGGCCTACGCGCTTGGCCGCGCCCAGGGGCGCCTGGACGTGTTCCGTTTCGACCTGCACCTGGAGCGCCAGCGCCGGTTCAGCGAACGCACGTTCGGGCCAGGGTCGCGCGCCGCCGGCGTCATCGACCACATCCGCAAGGAGCTGCGCGAGATCGATGAAGCCCCTGGCGACCTGGCCGAGTGGATCGACGTTGTGATTCTCGCTCTGGACGGGGCTTGGCGTACCGGCGCCACTCCGGCGCAGATAATCGACGCCCTGGTCGCCAAGCAGACGAAGAACGAGGCGCGCACCTGGCCGGACTGGCGCACGGCGCCGGCCGACAGGGCAATCGAGCATGACCGAGCGGACGAGCCGGTCGACGACAACACCTACTTCGTCATGCGCAACGCCGGCGGCGCCGTGTTCGTGAAGCACGGCCCGTTCTTCGTGAGCCAGGGCGGCCTGACGGAGGACTGGGGGAAGAACTGGAAGCGCATCAGGGCCGGCAGCCTCAAGCATGCCCGCCAGGTCGGGGAGGAGTTGCTGCCGTGACCCAGCGCATCTACCTCGCAGGCCCCATGACTGGCCTGCCCGAACACAACTTCCCCGCGTTCCACGCCGAAGCCGCGCGCCTGCGAGGCCTCGGGTACCAGGTCGAGAACCCCGCCGAGCACGGCGAGATTCCGGGCTTCGAGTGGGCCGACTACCTGCGGCTCGACCTGCAGAAGCTGCTCACCTGCCAGGCAATCGCTCTGCTGCCCGGCTGGATGGACTCGAAGGGCGCCAGGCTGGAGTTCACCGTAGCCACCAATCTGGGAATGCGCGCTCTGCACGCGGAGCACATCACCGGTCCTGCGGAGGATGCGCCATGACCGACCTCTTCTACCTGCAAGACAGCCGCAGCAACGTCGGGAGCCGAGCAACGTTCTGGCGCGCCGGCGGCGGCTACACCACCAACCTCGACGAAGCCGAGACGTTCACCAGCGCCCATGCCGTTCGGCAGTACAAGTGCCGGGAAACCGATCTGCCCTGGCCGGTCGACTACGTGCGCGCCCGGGCCGAGTACGGCGTCGATCACCAGGACCTGGACCTGTCCCGGACGCAGGCACTCGCCGGCGCGCCGGCGGACGACCGCATCTACGTCGCCTACGACAGGGACTGGGACGGCAACTGCCTGGTCTGGGTACCCGAGGCCGCCGGCCGGACATCCAACCTGGCCGCCGCACGGACCTGGCCGCTCGACCACGCCGGCATACTCACCGCGCGCGGGCGCGCGCCCTGGCCGAAGTCCTACATCGACCAGCATGCCAGGCCTGTTGCTGTGGCGGCCTCCCTCAACCACAAGCAGGCCCTCCGGCTGTGCGGCCTGAAGTTGCCCAAGCAGGCGCTGGACAAGAGCGCCCAGCCCACCCTCTTCACCTGAGTACCGCAATGAACCGCCCCACCATCTGCCGCACCACAGGCCAACGGATAGGCCTGTGCAAATGCTTCCGCTGCCGGCCGCCGGCGCCGGAGCAACCGGAGACACCGCAATGTCCTCTACCCAACACCAACTGATCGAGCAGTGCGCCACCCGCCTGCGCGGCATCGTCGAAGCCCTGGACAACATCCACGACAACACCCCGCGCCGCTGGTCGACGGAACTCGACGACGTTCACTCCTCAGCCGAGAGCCTGCTGGCCCTGATCAAGGACCAGGCGCCGGCTCGATCGGAAGCCAGCTTCGAAGAGTGGCTGGCCAACGAACTCGAGGGCGAGGACGGCCAGCCTGTTCCAGCTGCGGTATGCGACATTGCCCTCGCCCGTCGAGCATTCAACCATTGGCCCAAGCTGGAACAGCCAGCCAAGGTCGGTGGCGTCCGCTTCAGCGCTGGCGTGTCGTCGCGGCTGGTAGTCGAAGCCGCCCAGCGGCTGTACGAGTTCGAGTCCACTCCGGAGCAAGAGGCGGAGCGCATCGAGCGGCTCCAGGCGTTTCGCGAGCAACTCGACCCGCTCAACCTCGCCCCGCATGCGAAAGCGTTCAACGAAGCGCCTGCCGAAGCACTCAAGTCCGAGCAGGCAGAGGCGGAGCTGGAGAAGCAAGAACCTGTGGGCGAAGTGCGTGAAAGCGGCGGCACCCTGACAGCAGTGATCGTTCGCCACAGCTATGCGACGAAACTCCCTGTCGGCACGAAGCTCTACGCCGCCCCTGTAGCCCAGGCTCAGCAACTCCACGACCTGGACAAGCAGTGTCGCGATGACGTAGCGCGTGCGCTCGGCTTGCGCCCGTCCCAGGAGCGCGGTTTCGCATGGTCCTACCTGCTGGCCTCGATCAAGTCATGCGTGAAGGCGTCCGAGGATGCCGCCCAGGCTCAGCACAGCGTGCCGGAGGGGTGGAAGCTCGTACCGATGGACCCGACGTCGCAGATGACCTTTGTCGGCCAGTCCCTGCGTTATGACGCGGTAAACAGCATCGGCGAGATTTACCGGCAGATGCTCGCCGCCGCGCCCGGCAAGGAAGTGCCGCAGGCCTGGCTCGATGTTCAAGCCGAGCGCCTCCGGCAGGTCGAGGCAGAGGGCTGGATGCCGGAGCATGACGATGCGCACGACACCGGCGCGCTGGCGTCCGCAGCGGGCTGCTACGCCATGTTTTCTCTCGCATATCCTGCTGGCGACCCTTCGCGTTTCTGGCCATGGGACAAGTCGTGGTGGAAACCAAGTCCTGACGGGCGGCGCAACATGGTCAAGGCCGGCGCCTTGATCCTGGCCGAGATCGAACGCCTCGACCGAGCAGCGGCGAGCCAGGGAGGGCCAAGCGATGCGTAGAGCACTGACCGCCCTCGGCATCATCGCAGCCCTCGGCCTGGCCGTGGTGGGGCTGGTGGAGATATTCCCGATCATCCGCACGCTGGCGGCATGGCAGACGGGGTGCTTCGGATGAAGCAGAAACCAGGCATCGCACTTCCCCGCTGGCTCCTGCGGACCACAACGATGCAGATGCACAGCGTCGACGTGGTATTGGTCATGGCGCTGGTGCTCCAGCACCACGGCACGGCCGACGCTGTTCGCCGCGCCGCCGGTCAGCTTCGCGACAGAGTGTGTGCCGAGCACCGGCCCAAGATGACCGCGCTCATGCGCATGCAAGACGACGCGGCGGCGCTGCAAGTGGCGCTCAACATCGTCCAACGCGCCACCGACGCCCTGGGCATCCTGCCGGGAACGCCGTTTCCGGCCAGACCTTCGCCCAGCGAAAGCCCACCGGATCAGGGGCACATGCCCGCCAAGGCTGGTCCCGTCACCGGTGAGCCGGTACATCCTACCTGAAATCATCCATGCCCGCGGCCCAACGGAAAGGGTCGCGGAACAGCCCGGCCGGAGAGCTGGGATAGGTAACGCCCAATGAACACCCTGTTTCTGTTGATGGCTCAGTACGATGGCGCCGCCATCATTCCCCTCGAACGCGTCTGCGCCGACTACTTCAGCCACCTGACCCCCGAGAAAATGAAGATGAAGGTAGCGGCCGGCGAAATCGACTTGCCGCTGGTACGCATGGAGAACAGCCAGAAGTCTGCGCGTGGCGTACACCTGACGGACCTGGCGAACTACCTTGACGAACGGCACAGAACGGCGAAGGAGGAGCACGAAAAGCTCATGGGGCGCAGAACCCTGCGCCGTGCATCCTAACCCTCCCGCCTACCGGGCCTCGATCGTGGGGCCCTCTATTATCTGCTCCAACCACGGCCAGTCTTCGTACTTGTCGCCGTTCCCTCTCAGATGCGTGTATCGCCGCATCGAATTCCAGTCCCGGTGGCCCGAGACGCTGGCCACGCGCGGAATATCCCATCCGATCTCGAAAAGCCGACTGATGCCGTCATGGCGCAGGTCGTGAAAGTGGAGATCATCGATCTCCAAGAAGCTGCAAGCCCTGGTAAACGAAGCGCTGACCGACTTCGCGTTATAGGGGAACACGAACTCCTCGCGCCGGGGCATCGAATGCAAAATTCGCCATGCCTGATCTGGCAGGTGGCACCAGACATCATTCCCGTATTTCTGGCCCGGATTCTTCATGTCGGTGATCAGCACTGCCTGGCGTGCTTCGTCGATGGCGTCCCAGCGGATCCGGGTGATCTCTTCCTGGCGGCGCGTTGAGAAAATCGCAAAGCCGATCATCCGAACCATGTCGATCTGCTGCTTGCGACGCTCCCGCATTTCAACGAAGTAGGCAAGGATGGTGTCAAGCTCCTCCAAAGTTGGGCGCCTGTCCCGCTCGTTGCTCCTGGAAACCCCTCCCATCTTGCGCAGAACGCGCCTGGCGTCGGCCATGGCCACCGGATCCACCTCGTAGCCCCATGCTGGGCGCGCAACCGTCAAGACGGCACCGAGGTGAGAAAGATCGTTGCCTACAGTCTGCGGCTGCACGCCGCCCTTCTCGATGCGATCCATTGCGTACTCGACCAACACCTGGGAAGTCAGGTCCCGGTCGACCACATCCCCCAGCCATGTCGCAGCTATCGCCTGGAGCGTCGCCTCCTTAGTCCTGCCCAACGGTCGCAGTTTCCCGTACTCCTCAAGATACTGCTTGATCATTTCCCGTACAGTGACGCCCTTGCGATTGGCTCGCTCGATCGCGCCTGGCGCTGCCAACTCTGCCTCTCGGCGCTTCAGCCAGTTCTGGGCCGCCGCCTTCCGGTCGAACGTCTGGCTTTCCTGATAAACTGCCTTCCCCTGTCGCAT